TATAATACCAATGATTTTCAGTCAACTTATGCATATTTTCTATAGATACAAATACTGCTGTTGCTGAATTCATATCAATAGTTGACTTAATCTTATATTCTTTTGTAAGATTTTTAAGTTTAACTCTTGGTATACTAGTATATTTAGCTAGATATACTTTATCATTTAACTGTGGTTCATATCCTTGTTGTATATTAGGATAAGTTATACTAGATTTACCATAATCATTAAATTGACCTATTTTTGTATCAATTTCAACATCAAAACTTAATAAATTTAAATCATGATTATCATAAAAATCTGTGTCACCTAATGATACATGAAATATTAATGTATTTTCCATATTAATTTTATTAAAAAAGCGGCTTTTTACACCGCTTTATTATTAATTATTTATTATTTAACTGCCATTTTAACTACAAGTGGATTCTGCATTAATCTAGCAAACTTAGGTTTATTACCAGCTAAAATCTCTTTAACCATATAATATCTAAGATCATTAGTGAATGCATCACAGTCTGTAGTCAATTTAACCAAACGGTTAATCATTGTATCACTGATGCTGTGCTCAGATGCATACTTCAATGAATAGTTAATAATCCTTGTAGTAATAATACTACTGATGTCAGCTCTAAAATCATCTCCGTTACCTACAGCACCATTCAATGCTCCAACTACATATGCCTCATTAGTATTAGTCATAATATCTTGAGGAGAAATGATTTTATCCATTTTATTATTAATGAACATAGTAAACATACTAGAGAACTCAGCTCCAACAGAACCCTCACCAATCATTTGGATTAATGGTAACTGCTCTTCAAACTTCTCAATAGAACTAATAGCATTGAAGAAAGTAGTAATAGCTCTTGGATTAACTCTTTGAGTTACTACTTCTGGGTGCATCAACATAAAGTTAATACATCTACCATCAATACCAACTTGCTCTGCCCACTTAGCCCATACATTAATATCAAACTTAACCTCAACTGAGATAAATCTAGTCTTTTGAGCAACATCTAATGCAGTTACATTATAGTCACCATTATCTGGATTAGAAGTCAATACAATGTGCCAGTTCTTAGGTAATGCCCATGAAATATATTCTTGCTGATCAATTAATTCCATTGTTGCTTGCATAAAGCGGTGCATTATGTTATCTCATAGGCTCTTTATCCTATGATTCTGTAGTTTCTTTTAGATTATATCTACAGTTCAGACTATATCATCACATATTTCTATGTGTTCTGCGCTCTTGGTATTTTACTGCCTGTTCTAGGCTCCATATACTAGTCGTTGCACCTTCCTTACATCCCTGTAAGGCTTGGCTCAGGATTGTCCATCTCTGGAGTTTCCCTGAATTCACAGAATTTATTGCGGACCAACCACTTTATGCTTTTTTCCATCTATAACCACCAGCAGTTAAGTCTTTAGATATTGCTCTATTAATATTAGAGATACTAAGTTCTTTACTTGCTTGTTTTATAGACTCCCATTTTTTGATAAAAGTATTATCATTAGTATATTGTAATACTGGTTCTAACTTGTATTGTTTAGTCTTTAAAAGCACATAAGGGGCTTTATAAAAGGACCAAACAAATCCTCCAGCAGAGGTTTGTTTTAAACTACACACTGCTTTTATACTGTTAATACTTTTAGCATTAATAGATTTAGCAGCAGCTGTAAAAGATTCAAAACTTTCTAAATATTCACCTTTTTCTAGTGAATACTTATGTACTGCTCTAAGATTATGAGGTTTTAAACCATTTGCATAAGCTTTTTTCTTAGCATCACTTATTCTTTGTTTATAAATATCATCTCTAACTAGAGTTTGTGGATCTAGTATATGATTTATATAAGGAATAATTGTGTTAATATAATAAGCTTCTCTTTCAATTAAAATATCATCAGTGCATTCCTCTACAATATTAAAGTAAATTTCATCTTTACCATATTTATTATATAAGTTTTGCATTGTTCTATTATGATGTTTTAAATTTTTAAGAGACCACAAATGGTGTTTTAACCTATGACCAATATTACAAGAGCTACCAATGTACTCTTTATCATTAATTTTAATTTTATAGATTCCTATACACTTTAATGCTGTCTTAAGTGTTTCTGTGTTTAATTTTTCCATATCATAAAGATAATCAAATTATTCACACTAACACAACTAGACTGCATATTTTGTTAATCCGCACGTGTATAATCATCTAAGATTAAGAAACCACCTTCACCTTTACCTTGAATCCACTCAGGAGCAGCATGAGACATTCTGCTATTGCTAGTTGGTCTATACCTATTCTTGATATAAGTCTCCATTAAAGACTCTTGAACCCACTTAACAACACCATCTTCTCTTACCATCTCAAACTCTTTGAATGGAAACCCAATCAAATCACCTAACTCCTCAATTTGTGAAAGATTTAATTTAATAATATCCATACCCATCTCAGTTGCTAATTGCTTAACAGCTGAAGTCTTACCAAGACCTGCATCACCTTCTACGTTAATTGCAACAGGTACTTTACCTTCAGCTTGGATATATTGATTATTATTAACAATGTGTTTTAAAAACCCTTTTAACTCTTCTACATTTAATTGAACTTGACTCATCTTTTTTAATTTTTTAAATTTATAATTCTAACTTGATAACCTTACCTGGTAGGTCTGTATTCATATATGATTGTTCAGACAGCACCCATAAAATAGGAGCTTTAGGTTTAACGCTTGTATAGCATTCACCATCAGTAAAATACACCAAGCTAGTATATTTTCTTATATTTTCATTATAATATTCAAGGACGGGATCAAATTCAGTCCCACCTCTACCATATATCTTAATTTCATTTTTACCTTTATACGGCTCTATACTCTTAATAGCCGTATCACACTGAACTATTGTAATATCAACACCTTGTTTATAGATGTGATGTATCTCATTCATGAACTCATGTAATTCTTTATCACATACAGAACCTGAAGTATCAATAGCCAACAACATATGTTGTTTCATTTTAATCTTTAGACCAGGATTTTCAGAATATCTTCTATTCTCTTTTCTCCTTATCTTTTTAGTATACACTTTAGATGATACACCAGTAAATCTTCTGATATAACCTTTCCAATCAAACTTAGGTGGAGTGATTGCCTCCATTTCAAGTAAGCCCTCAATTTCTCCAGGAACATTACCTCTTTTCTTTTCAGTCATTTCCTTAGCATCATTGAGAATCTTATTCAATTGCTTCTCAATTAGCTTCTGTTCAGCCTCAGTTAAATCTTCAAAATCAGACCATGTTGGATGATCACTTGGCATACCGTCACCAGAGTCCATCTGATCACACAATTTGTCAAAGTTTTCATCACCACTAGTTCCATCTTCACCACCTTTGTCTTTCTGTTCTTTAGCTTGTTGTAGTTTCTCATAATAATATCTACAACCAGCTTTTCTGTCTAAGTTTAAATCAGGATAATCATCTATATTGATACCACCTTCTGGGAGATAATCTGTATCAATATACTGATTGATCTCCATATCCATTGCAACATTAGCAAGCTTCTTATCACTAAACTTAAAATACATAGTCAAATGACCAAATGCAATATGCAAAAGCTCATGTTTAAGTAATCCAAGTTTGTGATCTTCACTTAATCCTGTCCAGAATTCTTCATTAATAGTAAGCTGATAATTAATATTATGTTTACTAACACCAGCAGTAGGAACTTTTTTATTATCCCATACTTTATTCAACATAATTAAAAAGAACCCATAATAAGGCTCCTTTAACATTAAGTCTTTACTGGTTTTTGCTAAACTATCTTCTCTAGTTTTAGTCATGTTTCAATGTTATTGAATAATTTAATTTATCTGTAGGATAACCCCAATGACCCATAGTTTTTGTTAATTCTTCTACATGCCATTCTAAAAATGTATCAACTACAGATGGTTCTGCATTTATATTAAGTAATGTACTTAGTATTCTATCCACAGAAGGTTTATACTCACTATGTATTGGATACTTTTTTACTATCTCATACATTTTAGGTACTTCTTTATTCCAATACTCATTACCATTATTACTTGCTGCATATATTAATAACACCCAAGGTAATGATTCTTTTAAATCACAGTTATTAAGTATCTCATTAGCAACAGTATGATTATCTTTATCAGATGACTCATACATTTTAATAATATTTATATATTCTTCTTTTGTCAGTACTACTTTTTCCATCAGTCTTTATAAATTTTTTGGATCAACACCTCTTACTTTTATCAAATACTGCTTGTATTGTTCTATAGTTATTGTACGTACACCTTCATACAGTTCACCTTTATCAAATATTTCTCTTACAGTTGCTAAAGAATCAAATGTATTCATATATAATTCACCCATAAATGATGGCTCTCTGTTAAAAACAGATGGATCTATCAATAATTGAGTTTCTTTTACACCTTCACTATTCCTTACACAAATAAATTCTACTTGTAAACTTGGCTCATCAGGGTGGGCCTCATTTGTGAAAACCACTTTGATTTTCTCATTTTCTAGTTTAATTTCTTTTACTTCTTCCATTACTTTTTACTTTAATATTTTAACAATACATTTTTAATTATACTTACAGCACTTGCTCTATGAAGTAAAGCTTCAAGTCCTCTTAAATCAGTAATAGTTATACAATTTATATTAAGATTTAGAGTTTCACCAAGGTTATGAGATGCTGCTAATAACTTTACCATATAGTTATTATCAATACCATAATCTTTGCTTAAAAACAATGTCAAATTTGGATAAAAGGTATGTGTATACTGTTGATTTTCTATATCAGAACATACCCAGTCATTTTTTAATAAACATTCATGTGTTATATTTTCCATCAGTCTTCAATTTTTAAAGTTTTTATTGCCCATTCTTTAGGTTTACCACTGGCAATCATGTCAACCCATTCCTTTGCTGTAGGAATATATCCATTACAATCTTCTTTTACATGTTGTTCACCAACATATCTTGTGTATACAGTTTTACCATCTGAGTTGACAAAAGACATTCCAAATATCTTTTCACATTCAAATATACCTTCACTATGATGTCTAAACATTCTGTGTTTACTATGCCCAATCCATTTTTTAGTTTCATCAAACCAATTATGAATTGCAATATAATCACTCCATTCTCCACCCCATTTTTTTATTGAGGATTTACAGTGTTCTAAAGGATGTGCCATTATTTTTTATTTTTTTCAAATAGATTACCTTCATGCGTATACTCTTCCTCATGAACAACTCTAACATTATTCTGAATTGAATAGGTACCTACCTCTACATCTATATGTATAGTACCCCAACCACCATCATCATTCCACCAATCTTCAATATCATTAAGTAGTTGTTCAGAACAAAAGTCATCAACTAATGAATATAAACTGCTATTAAGTTTTTGTAAGTCATCACCTACCTGCCAATCTTCTAAATCTTCAAAAGTAATATTAGAATCTGTTGTACTTTGTATAGAATCAATACATCCGCTATCACCGCTTCCTTCATAATAGACTCTTACTTTTTTTATACCAGCATTTACTAATCCAATTAGTATGCTCTCAATATTATTTTCAGCCATAATTATTTTATTTTATAGAATCTACCTAGTATGTTACCATTCAAGTATTCTTCTTTCTCAAGTACTTCATACATAAACTGGTGTTTAGTTTCTTGATAAGTAAGTTCCATTCCAGTATAACATATTCTAAGTATTTCTCTTTTAATTACTATACCTGCTTTGTGAGCATCTTTAAGTATTTTATTACTACTGTAATATCTCATAAAGTCAGGTTTTAATTCCCTTGTGTATTTTTTTAATCTTTTATCAGTAGACATTGCTAATGCTTTCTTACCTAATGGTTTTTTAATATTGGCAAAGAAGTTCTTCTTACCAATATAAGCAACAGATTTACCATCTATAATAGCAGTCATAATGTAAATAAAGCCAACACCACCTTCAGGTATGTTACTCTCAGTAAATTCTTTACCTTTATATATCCAACTCATATCAATATGTATTATGCGTTTCCTTTTGGTACAATAGTTATTGGATTCACAAATGTTTCTTCAACTTTAAAAATCTCACTTAACATTTTAATCACAGCATCTTGTTCATGAATTGGTGTATTATCTCTTAATGCGTCTACTAATGAACCAATAGTTGATGCAATATGAACTGCAGTTACACCTTCTATCTTTACATTTTTATTAAACTCATAAGGTTTATCTTTTTCAAATTTAAACTTAATTGTTATTTTACCTTTCATGTATTGCTTGTTTTAATAGTGGAAATATCTCCTCTTTTACTTTTTGTATACCATGTACTTTAATAGAATCAGATACATCTTTCTCCATGTTTAATATGATATAGTTAAGACCATATCTTTCTTTATACTTTTTCATAGAATTTATACCGGCTTCATCATTATCAAATAGTATACATATGCTTTGATACTTTTCTTTTAGCTTATCAATACTTGACTCTTTTATCAATGTATTCTCACTATCTGGTGCAATACACTCAATATTACTGAATCCAAGCTTGTTAAATGCCATAATATCCTTTAAAGATGAAGTAATAACAAGATACTTTTTAGTTAGTGTTAACTGTTCAGAACCCTGTATATAATTACCTAGCTTAAGGAATTTTTTATTTTGATTTTTTGGCTGATAGATTTTATATAATGTACCATCATTTTTAAAATAACCATATAAGTTAAAACCATTTATAGTTATCTCAGTAATTTTACCATCAGGTTCAGTACGTGATAGTTTATAATACTCTAATGGAGATACGTTATATGCATCTAGCATCTTTGAACCTATATGATAATCACCCCAATACTTTTGATCAAAATTACTCCAATGTCTTATTGTGTAATCAGAAACCTTAAATGTATCATAATGCTTAATCTCAGGCATTTCATATGTCTTATTATCTTTAAGATACTGCTTATAATCATCAATAACTCTGAATATAGCAAGTCTTCTATCAAGACTAAACATATTTTCTATCAGTGATACAGAATCACCTTGAAGACCTGATGAAAAATCTTTATACTTATAAGTCATAGTATTAACATCTACGTAAATATACATAGATGGAGTTTTCTCAAGTTTAAATACAGATCTTATCTTAATCTGTTGTCCATCTAATTTTTCAGTAAGATTTAAATAGTGTTCAAATATCCATGTGACTGGTACGTCACCTATTGAAACAGCATTACTTTTTGTAGAAATCATAATATATAACTTTAATAAAAAAGGGAGCCTTTTTTCTGACTCCCTTTTAAACTATTGTTAGTCTAAATCAAAGTCAGTAGCTGCCTTGCTTGATACTGCAAAATCATCATCATCATTACCAAAAGCTTCTACTTTTTTAGCTTCTAGTTTTTTAAGATGTAAAGCTTCAGAATATAGTAATTGTTTACCTGATCCAAGTTTAGCAAATGCAAACCCGTCTCTAGAAGATTTAGGCAAATATAAGTCATAATTTGTATAACCTGTTTTACCTTCATATTCTTTACCTGCAATACAGAAATCCATAAACTTATCTTTATATGGTGCTGTAGTATTAAATGCAGAGATAAAATCTTCTATAGTATCATGTTTGTTATCTTGTTCATCAAACCAAGCTAACATATCTAATGTAGTACAAATAGATTTTAAGAATACTAAAATAGAGTTATCTCTATAGATTTTTACACCAGACTTAGTAGTACCATCAGCAAATGCATATTGACCTGCTTTTACTCTACCAATTTGACCAGCATAGTGACCTAAAGACTCATTGTCTTTATCAATCATAAAACCTTCAAACCCTTCAATAGGCTCAGTCTCAACATTCAAGATTATCTGTAATGCACCAGGAATAAACTTAAAATCTTCAGCTATAAGACTGTTAATTTTTAATTTATGATTACCTGGTGTGATTGTTTTAGGTAACCCATTACCACCTGCGTTTACATCTTTAGTTCCAATTGCCATGTTTTCTTATTTTTATTTATTAATTATTTATATACTTCTTCCCAGTGAGTTACTACCTCACCCTTTTCATTAACTTCACTAATTACTACTTCTGCATTTCTTAAATGATCAGGTCTAGCACCACAAGTTGTTTCATCATTAGTTTTAAAACTTAATACAACCTTGTTACCTTTTCTAAACATGTAACCAATAGCATCAGCATTTGCACAAATCAAAGATTTAATCTTACCAGTTAAATCAATATTAGCAGCCATTACCATCTCACCTTTATCATCAACTTGTTTGTCTTTGATATGACCAGATAAAATAATGTGGTCAGCTAACTTATCAACATAGTTTAATACGTCAAAGAAAGCTTCTCTTATATACAAATAACCTGCACCATTTGGTAATGTAATTACACTGTCTCCATCATAATTTTTACCCATAGGTGTTGCTTTGTACTTCTTTACAGCTAATGGCATAACCATTTCTTCTAATGCAGTTACAGTATCAATAGTGATAAACTTATAAGGTTTACCTGCTTCTTCTACTGCTTTACCAATTGCTAATAGTTCTTTCAAACTACTTGCTTTTACTTTTACTGCATCAACATAGTCAGTACCATTTTCCAAATCAATGATTAAATTACCATCTAAACCTGCAAAAGCTGTTGTTTTACCAGTCTTGGGTTTAGAGTAGATAACTAATCTTTTTGGATTCTGTCTTGTTGCACTTACCTTTTTAGTAGGCAATACTAATCCTTCACTCATTTTTACTTAATTAAATCATTTAACCATTTCTTATTACTTACTGGCTTCTGTAATAATATAGCAGCTAGATCTCTCACAGTTAAACTGCTTAAAGGAGCATCTAAATCTGGGTCCATTATTCCATCAAAGTCAGGAAATAATCCATCTGCTTCAGCCTTTGTAGTTTCAGTCTTCTTAGTTTCAGCCATTACTTTTGTCAATTCTGATACAGGAATTAAATACCTCACATGACCTTTGTCATTAGGTTCAGTAGTTTCATATTCCTCATCATAGAATGGATTATATTTCCATTTATACAATGTTCTTGTTGGGTCTTCAGACTCAAGAGTTATACTAGTAAACTCAGTATAAATATCTTTCTCTCTACATAATTCACTTTTGAAGAATCCCATGTATAAATCATCTTTACCATATGGTCTATAAGCACACTTTGGTATATATAAAGGATCATTTACACCTAATGCTTTAAATACCGGGCTATGATATTTTACCAAGTCTTCAGTCTTTTCTTTTCTGTTAAATCCACTAGTAACATTATTACTGTTGTCTTTTGTTGTTAACGCCATATATTAATTATTTGGTTTTAAGTTTTTTTTCTTGTTGAGCAGGAGTATTCATTTCTGATATACTCATCTTTTCAAATTCTGCCTTAAAGAAACTCATTCTTGTATCACCATTTCTACATTTAAGAAAGTGTAATACTAATACCCTATCATTATCTATGATATATCTATCAGGGCCATAGAATTTAATCTTTTGTTTAGCTGGTCTATTAATACCAACTACTGTATCTGCATGCTGTAATAAAGCATCAGCACCAAAGATATCTGATTCTAATACATAATTTCCATATTTACCATCCTCTGCTCTTTCAGGATTATCAATATTTCTATTTAACTGACTCAATATGATAAAAGCTATTGGGTACATTCTTTTAAGCTCAGTGAATGCCTCACCAAGATTGTTTAACATTTCATTCTTATCTCTTTCAGTCTGTGCTTTTTTAACAAGTACTGAGTGATCCAGTGACATTAGTGTCTTCTTATACTTTCTAACACCATTCTCATCAACAGTAGAGTGATATGACATATACTGATGAATAATACTCTTTAATTCATCTACAGTACATGGTTTTTCTACTACATCAATTGGATACTTGACTTTTTCTTTAGCATAATCATAGCATTTCTGTAAATCTTCTGGAGACAATGATCCATCAGCACTACATAAATATTTATATGACTTACCAATTATACTAGAATATTCTCTAATAGCAGAAGACCTAGCTAACATCTCAAATTGAAACTGTAAAACTCTAAAGTCTTCAGCAGGGTTTAGTTTAAAAGATTCTCTTACTATTTGTTCTACAATCAATGTCTTACCACTTGCTGGTCTTCCACCAATTACAGTAATAGTATTCCATTCAATACCATCAGTAGTTGCATCATTAAACTTAGGCCATGGAGTTCTAAGACTTTTAATGTCTCCTACCATTCTACCTTTTAAATAATGCAGTGACTCCTGAAAGCCTTCTTTCTGACTATTCCACCTGAGTTTTTCTTCTTTCTGTTTAAGAGACATACTAAATAACTTTTACTTTAACTCTATTAAAACTTGCATGCATAATGCTGATTATAACTTCTATGATAATAAAGTTTATCATACTTATATTAGTTATAAAAGCATTAGTAACAGTATAAGCAAATAGAGTTCCCACTATTGCAACAAGCAATAAGGATAACTTTGTTTTACGCATTTATACAACTTTTTCTTTAAAATGTGTTTGTGACGGATCATCAGATCCATTTAAGAGCATATCACAGTAATTAGCTAACTCTGAGTCATATGTTTTATCTGACCCTTGCTTTCTAATAAAGTACTGTGATGTTCTCATATACTTAAATCCTGATGTTTCATACTCATCTACATATAGTCTTGTAGCATCTAACACAGTTTCCCAAGTATAATTATGAGATTCAAAAAACCACCTAAAATTATTCTCTAAATTCTTCTTATCTGACCTGGCATACTTACCACTTGGAAGCTTAAATTTAGGAAAAATATCTAAATAAGTCTCAATATTTTCCATAAAATTTTCACCCATTACTTTAGAATTAGTCTTTTTCTTACTAGTCTTAAAGAATGAATCAATTTCTTGTAGCAATAATACTGACTTACCTGATAAGTTCATATCATATTCAAGCCAACTACTTGTCTGTAAGCGTTTTACCTCTAATGAGTCATTAACAAAATCATTGGTTTTAATCTTGTTTTTAATACAAAAAAGAATATAGAGCTGATTTGGACTTAAGTTATTTTTAATTAAAATATTAAATATTTCATCCATGTTTTACCATTTTATGTCAAAGTTATAACTCTTTTTTGTAACATCAGATACATTGTTGAAAACATCTTTACAATCCCATTCTTTTAATGCTGAATAAGCAGCTGATGCAGGGTGAGAAGCAAAGAATTTATGGTTATTATCATTAAGATAAACCACATTCTCCTCTGCTTTCTTACCTAAGAACACATAAGATAATCCAGGATTATATACACTCAAGTAGTCTAATAAATAAGCCATTAAAGGTTGCCATAAATCAAAATGAGAACCTGGTTTACCAATAGTACAAGTAAATGCACTATTAAGCATAAGAATACCCTGATTACTCCATCTTTTTAAATCAACATCAGTTGATATTAACTTACCAGAGTAATAATCATCTTTATATACAGTTCTATTAACTGCATCAAGAATATATCTTAAACTAGGTAAAGCTTTATGTACTAAACTACAAGAGAATGATATACCATCAGCTTGATTAATTCCAGGATATGGCTATCCCATTTTTCTCATGTTTCCATGAGGATCGGACTATATCATCACTTATCTTTATCATAAGTGGAGGATGCTCTGGGCTCACCTTAGTGTCCCTAGTCTCTGAACCTTCCCTGATCTTCCCCAGGGCTCGGCTGCTGATTGGCATAGGCGGACTGCCCTTAGCTTTCCAGCAATTCTTCCTCTTTACCCAGGACCCATTTATATGCTAAACAATCTATTTTATAAGGTTCAATAATATCTAAAAACTTTTGACAATCATATGTACTTATTCTAATAATATTTGAATAAGTCATTCTTGCACAGTTTACATTCCATTTAGATTTAATTATATCAATAAGAAAATCAACGTCATCACCTAAAAAAGACTGAGTATTTAACTCAATATGTGGTGATCTTTTTTTTCTTCTTGAAATATTTCCATCATCCATGTACCAAATTGCTAATGCAAATTCATCCATCATACATATATCATCTTTATTTATTTCTTTAATTGTGTTATAATAAAGACTTCTATATTCTGAAAAAATTGGATGCGTTTTACTTTTAAAATGATAACTAGTGCATTCTCCTGTTTTATATCTACTTGACTTAGCAATTCTTTTATTAATTGCACCTGAAAGTAAATAATTTTCAAGAAAAGCATGTTTCCATTCTAAATAAGCTTTTTGTTTATGTCCATGACCAAAAGTCATTCTATAGTTTTTACTTTTTTCCTCTTTTTTAGGAATTGACCCATCTCCAAGTAGAGAACCTCTAATAAATTGTTGTAACACATTCAATTTACTAATTGGAATTTCAATATATTTTGTATTTTTCATATACAAATATATACTTTATTGTCCAATTATGCAAATTAATTGCCGTTTAATCCTGCCCCACTATAACAACTTTTAAATCATCATAAGGTGTTTCCTCAAATGCTCTAAACAAGTATTTTAATGATGGTGTAAATCTTTTATCTTCCTGAGTATCTTTAATTAATGCCTGTAATATATTATCAAAGTCATTACTAAATATAAATCCCCTTAAAACTCTGGACCAACCAGATTCAACTAGTTTTGCAGATAGCTTTTCTTTTATTTCATTTATGTTTATATTTGTTGTCATACTAATTTTATATATACCAATTATGGCAATTAAAGTAAAAGAATTAAAGGATGATGCTTTATTAAGCATTGATGTAAACAAATCATTTTACCTGATGGCAAAAAATACTTTGTATTACTTATTTACTCAAATTCAAAGTGAGAACCCAGAAGGAGTAGAAAAAGCATTAGAAACAATCAAAGCTGGTGATTATTCTAAAATGAATGCAGTTGAGCAAGCTTTTTTTACAAATACTTTACTGGTTTCTGAAATTGAAAGAGTATCAATTGAGAAAAATCTTTTTGATGAAAAAGAAGTGTTAGAACCAACTGATGAAGGTTATGTTGAACCTACGCTAGGTTAATATTGTAATTTAATCCAATTTCAATACATGCTTGAACAGCTTGAGATAACTCATCACTTGAACATTCTGCAAATGATTTGCACATCTCAAGTTGTTTACCTTCATCATTAACAACAAAGCATAAACCTGCCTGCTCTTTAACTAGCTTTTTCATTTCATCAAAAGTATAACCAGATTCTTTAGCCATTTCTCTGATACAAGCATGTATCTTTGATATCTGTGCATAAGAACCTGCTTTACCTTGAATGCTTATAAACATTTCCAATTCTTCACCTTCTTTGATGCTTTCTACAAAGTTTTTGTATGCTACACCATCTTTATCTGACTTGTATGTCAGTTTTCCCTCTTTTTTAACAAATTTTGCGCTGAACATAATATTTAAATTTTATAGGTTTAAACTTATAATGGTATTTTACTCCATTTTTTAAATAAATTAATTAACAGACTGACATCATCTATATCAGTCATAGCAACACCCCATGAGTGTTCATATACTTTCCACTGTTTATTTACAGTTGCATCACTTTCACATGAGATAAGAATCACATCATCATTGATTTCATAGCTGTAATAGTAATAATCATCTTTATTACCTGATTCTTCTTTAGTAACAAGTACTTTAACAAAATCATTCTCAATTAATTCATCTTCTGTCATTTTTTGTCTTTTTTATTGTTTTCAAATAATTTTTCAAGGTAATCTTCAGCCTCCATTGCTGTACTAAACAATATTATAAAGCCATCATTATCTTTTACATATTTCCAAAAACTAAATAAGCTTTTTTTAATCTGTACAAAATACCCACCATATGAGTACTGTGACTTTACAATTCTAAATCTTTTTTCCATAATATATCTACTGACCAAAGTGATTAATCAAATTCTGGATTCTTATAAAATCCATCTTTTACTTTTTGCTCTACATTCATTCTATGTAGCTTTCTGTGATTGTGTTTCTTAATAATCATACTGTTATTTTCAGGTACTTTTCTAATCATTCTTGCTCTTCTCATTTTACTAGCTTTATTTCTTACTGTTTTATTAGCCCATTTTAACATGAGTGTTGTCTTATAAATATCTTCCATAAATAATTTTAAGGCTAAAATAAGAATAATTACTTAATTTTGACGGTTATATTAAACCCCTTTTGTGTGCTATATATCTAGCATGTGCATCAGCTCTACTGTATTCAAAGTGTAAACCAATTGTAAACCACATAAATAAAAACCTTACTTGCACATAGTATTCAAAGTCTACATAATTAGCAACTACTCTTATCTTTTTACTGTACTTATACTCTGTTGGGTAATGCTTCATTTTATTCACAAATTGTAATGTATCTTGTTGATCCATCATATACATAATTATAGGTTTTACATTCACCTTTCCATGTCTCTGTTTTCATTGTATACTCCCATTGATCATTAGCCCAATGTTGATGCAAGTTATAACAGTCACATTTTTTCTTTTTACAACTAAACAATAAACCTAAAATAAATAAATATCTCATTTCTCATCAACTAGCATCTGTACCATAACTATATGTAATGTAACATCATCATCACATTTTTCACATCTATAATTAGCTCTAGATCTTATGTACCAACCTGCATTACAACATACAGTTTTGATATCACTTGTTACTACTTTCTTGTTCTTCTTGCTCATCTTGATGTTTTTTAGCTATATAGTCTGCTAAGTTGATATCTAATGGGATATCATCTACATGACCATACTGATTTATTAAATCAATATAGACTTCTTTTATTTTTCCCATAACTAGTTTAGTTTTTTAAGTACGTAATCAAGTACAGTAGTGAATCCTGTGGGATTATAATAATCCGGTTCCCTTCTTCTTTTTACATAAGGATAAACATTATCACTTAGCCATTTTCTGTAATTAGATTTAACTACTGCTTCTACTTTAGGATCACTTGTAATGGTTAGTACATGTAAGATTGACCCATGGTCTTTACAAAGTATTTTAGATATTTCAATTATAGTGTAGTCTTTAGCTAACAAGTTTTCTGCAACTAGTTTACGCATCTCAACTATATAACTGTTTTTTCTTTTTCTGATTTTATTAAAATACTCATACAATGGTAAGGCATCAACTAATCTTTTTAACTCAGAATCTAATGACTCAATTCTTTGATGTAGAGTCATTTGAGAAAAACCTATTCCTTTTTTAATAGGTGCTTTAACCCGCTTTACCATATCATACCAATTCTAATTCTTCTTCTATTATTTCTACAGCAACATCTTCTTGCTTAACCATATCTTCAGGTAAGAATCTTTTAGCATCATAGTATTCATATGGAAAACAACCACTCAAATTAACTTCTTCTAAATCAAAACCTAATGTATTTGCCTGTATACCCATTTTAACTGCTCTTACAACAGTATATACATTACCTTTCTTAATCCATTGATTTGTAGGTATCTTGTCAGGCTTATTGCTGTCATTAACACAAACTACTCGCATTTAACTCAACTTTTAAGTTTAACTCTTCAAGTGACATAAGTATTTCATACATGTCATCAAATGAACCTGACTTGATATCATATGAACCTTTACTGTCAACAATCATTGCACACTGTTCTGCCTGATCAGGAGAATGTTTGCACACTTTTATAAGACAAGCCATAACATATAAGAAGTCATGACTGTTATCATTATAAAGTGTTATTTTATGTGTCTTTTCCAAAACCATGATATTTATTATCTAAATTAGTTATTATTTTGGTCAGTTCCAATTATTATTGTGTTACCTAATACATTCATTGACTGTACAATATCATTGTAACCTTTACCATATGGGTCAACATAATTCTTAAAAGGTTTAAAATAACCTTTCTTAATTAAGTTTTTAATTCTAACTATTAACACTTCCATTCTTTCTTTATTCTCAGGTAATAAAGCTTCTAAATCAAATAATGCAGACTCAATTTTAGCCAGAAACAAATTTATCCTGGTATTAAATGCATCTTTTATATAGATTTTATTACTATAATCATCAAATAAGTCAAGTAATGTAGCTAATGTTTTAGAATCAGTATTACCAAATACAGCCATAGGACCTTCAATAAATTTATCTGACCATTCCCACCACTCAAGTAAGTCTATTTTAAGGTTAAACTTAAATCTTTTATCTTCAACTACTTCATCAATATCATATAGAGCACTAGATATTTTTACAGCTGCTCTAATGAACTTGATATTATCTGGATCATATTCTGCCATATCTATTTCTTTTTAAACTGTTCAAACCATTCTTTAAATAAATCTTTACCCCAGTACTTAGTTGCTTTACCCTGATACTTATAATAAAATATTGCATAATCTCTCATATCTTCTTCACTATACATTCTTTCAGCTTGCCATTTAGCTCCTTCTTTCATTCCTGATAAAAATGCCGCTTTAGCAGTATCAATCACTAATTGACCTTTGACATCAGCATCTTTTGAAATAAAAATACCATATTTGTCTTTCTGCAATCTTTTAGCAGCTTCTTCTAATGTTTCCATCTTATTCTGATTTAAAAGTTAATCCATTCTTTTTCTTAAAATAAATGCCATTATACCAATAATTAAAAAAGGTAATGCTATACCCCAATTTTCTGGGTGAAATCCTATTTCCATATTATTCTGGTTTAACAGCTAATTCTAAAAAATACTCACTTATGCCTAAAGAAAGCATGTTATTTTCAATCGGATCACCCATAAAATCAGAGACTTCCTGTAACTCTTTTTCAGTAATGTACCATTTAAAAACAAACTCACATGACACATCATATATTCTTAACTGAAATTCTTTAATAGATTTATACTCTCCTTTTTCACCATCTGGATTACTCCAAAAGTTAAAAAACTCTACTATTTTATTTACAATTTCTGGTGCCTTTTCTTCTTCCATCTTATTCTGATTTACATCTTATATACATTGCAATTACAAATAATACCACAACAAATATTGTCAGTATTTCTTCTAATTTTTCCATCTTATTTATTTATTGAATTCCACAATTTCATAACTATAACTATACCTAATAGTATAAACATCAGTTCCATCTTATTCTGATTTAAAGGTTATCAATTTCTTGTTTAACTTCTTGCCAATACTCACTTGCTTCTTCATTACATCCATAATAAGTATTATTACTTGGAAATGTACAACCACTTTTTAATATCTCATCAACACATAATAAAGCACATTTTTTAGAATCAAGCATTAAAAAATGTTTATTTTCATAATTAAATTTATTTACTAACTCTTCAGCTTTTTCTTTTGGTGTCATAACTTAATATTAAAATCTTTCCACTCAATTTTACTCTGATCAAATCCTGATAATGCTTCAGTAACCCACTTCTCATCTATAGTATCCATGTAACATAAGATATGTATTACTGCTGTTTCATCTACAGATAGTCTTAAACATCTACCAATACGTTGACTTGACTTACGTTCATTACCATATGCATGTAAAATTATACACTGTTTAAGATTAGGTATATTAATACCCTCACTTAATTGTAATACACAAGATAGTTTAGTAATTTGACCTGACTTGAACATTTCTAGATTCTCATTAGACTCAGGATTATTACTATGGTAACTGTATGTACATAATTCATCTGCCTGATCTTGAGTATTAGCAAATATAATACACTTAGAACTTATTGACTGACTTAATAGTTTAGTGTATTTTTCTTTACTTGGGAACTCCATCATAGCTTTCATTCTCATTACTCTTGAGATTTGCTGCTCTTTGCCTGGACGGGATGTTTCTATCCTATTGCACCAATACTGATAATTAGCATATTCTGTAGTAAAGAATTGTTTATGCTTACTACCAGCTTTAACATTCTTATTAACATCATCTAACTTAATCTGATGCACTATGATTCTATAATCATTTAAGATATTATCATTGATAGCATCATCAGTTAAATATTCATAGCATATAGGATAAAACTCTTGCATCATCTCACCTTTCTCACTATTTACCATTTTAGGAGGAGTACCGGTAAGTCCTAAGATCTTACCGTCATACTCATCTAAAAATTCTCTATGTGACGGGAGCAATGAATGTGCTTCATCAAAGTATATCATGTCAAACTCTCTTGGGTCTAGTTTATTTAAACTTAAGTAAGTAGTAAACTGTACATTGTCAAGTAAATGTGACTTGTTAAACTTAATAGCTTCAGTTCTCCATGAAGTAAAAATACTAAGCTTTGGAGCTACTATAAGTACATTCATTAATGGAGTCATATTCTTTTCCATATGCATAAGACCAACTAAAGTCTTACCAGTACCAGTAGCAAGTGATAAACCACATTTTTTTCTCTTATTAGTAGCATCAAGTGCTGCCTGTTGTATTTCTTCTCTTGTCATATTAAATTAAGTTGAATACCTTTTTTTGTATAAATTCATTAGCAGAAGATGGATCTGACATAACTTTAATTGTTTTGATATGCTTATCAATATTCTTTAAAGTTTCTTTATGATCATATGATTCATATGCTTGAATAAACACATTTAAAAATTGTTTTTTAACCCATCTGTCAGCAACACCAATTTTAATAAATAAATCACTAAAAGCTTTACACATTTCTTTAGCTTTTGGATTGTTAATTTTAAACTCTCCATTTTTAATTTTAGCACTTGAAGTTGCAATAGCATTATATGTGTTTGTATTATTACAAATTGATGCAATCATAAGAGCTTCTAAATGATATAGACCCATGTATTCTTGCAAAGTAGCATAATCAGGATTACAATATGAAAATGCATGAATATAATCTTTTAACAACCATGCTTTAGATGAATTATTATAACAAGCCATTGTTTCAACAAGATCTTCTTTGCTAATTATTTCAATATATTCATATCTTACTGGAATACCTTCTCTTCTACAACAGTCTAATAAATGATCACCATCTATTACATATGTTAAATTTGTTCCAGTAAAAAAATCTACTTTACAACATATAACTTGTCTAGTGTTACCTTTTTTACGGACACTTTCTACTAAATCTTGTGTATGCTTAGATCCTGTTGGTCTTTGCATAGGTAATCTGTTAAACATATTATAATTTGTAGTAACAGATATTTTAATAAAATCATTTTTGTTTTCTTTCATCTTTTCAGTCTTTTAATTTCAGTAATTTTTTATTTTAACCAGCCCATTGTTCTAGCTTCAGCTGGGTTATTGTGAATATAATCATGGCAGTTACGGCATGTAACCAACCAGGTGCTTTGAACTAAATAGAATGCATCTCTATTAGATCCTGCAAATGTATGGTGAATATCTGTACCCATATTAGTACAACCACCAACTTTTACTTGACATAATGGAAACTTTTCCATGTGCTTAGCTCTTAGTTGTAGATACTCAGCATCAAGTTTCTTTCTCTTTGCTGATACTTGAGGTATAACCTTATGATCAGGATCTTTAGATTGTATTTTACCCCAACAGTTCTTGCAATACTTATTGCCTTCAAAATTCTTCCAAATATACTGCTCAGAATCACACCCTGAGCAGTACTTTTTTTTCTTTTCCATTTATTTATCAGTTTTACTTTCTAAACAAAATTGACAACATGGTTTATTATCTAAAACAAGAATGCCTAAATATTTTTTGCAATAAAAACATAACTCTACAGTAATCATTATTTAGCATTTTTTAATCTTGGTAAAGTATTCATGTCTCTTTTTAAGTCATGAAAGTTTTTAGGTAATATACCCTCAGTAATAAATAAACCTATTACCTGATCTTTAGTAATACCTAAATCCTTGAAAGTTAATGTGTTTTTAAATTCCACATCTGTTTCTTCAGTTTCTATAAAGAATTGTGTTAGTGGACTTTCAGGAAACAATGTCTTGAATATAAAATTACTATAAGCATTAGTTAACTTTTGCTTATACAAATTTATAACATTTTGACCTTTCATATATACCTTACTAACTCTTTGTTTCTTTTTACTACACATAGTAGCTAATTCTTGTTGAGTAAATGCACTTAAGCCATACAAAGCACGTTTATACAAATGATTCTGATAGTTATTATAACTATCTTGCTCATATTGCATATAAGTTTCACCTCTATATAACTGGTAAGACTCTATCTTACCTGTGTATTCTAATTTTTTTTCTTGTATCTCCATGACCATTAGGATTTTCAATTAATAAAAAAGGGATAGCTTTTACACTATCCCTATATACATAAACTTAATTAATTTTAGATGTTGAATTCATCTGATGCTGTAGGATTAACTGCAGATAATTTGATTTTACTTTGACCATTAGCAGCTTTAATCTCTTCAGAGTTATCATGCTTTACTAATTCATCAGTAACATTAGTAATAATTGTATAAATAGTTTTTCTATAAATAGATTGACCATTTATTTTACATACTACACCAGTATTACCTGCATACTTAAGATTCTTAGTCTCATCTTTTTTATTTGGTGCTTTAGTAGATTCAATGATTACTATTTTACCCGGTAATATTTGACCAGCATAATAAGCTTCTTCTTTTAAATCTTCCATTGTACCAACAATTAAAGCACTAACTACTCTTCTTCTTAAGAAGCCATTATCATCAAAGATGCTTCTTACTTGTTCTACTCTAACATATCCATAGTCAGGATTGTTTACTGACTGAGTGATGACATTACCTAGTTCATCACCAGTTACTTTAACTTTTGTTTCCATGATAAATGTTTTTTACGGTTTAAACACTATTTTATTTTATGATTGATGAGTATAAATTGACACTTGGTATACTCTCCAAGTAAGATTATATGTCAAGACTGTCTATCATATCCAGATCATCTGGTGACAAGTCTTCTAGTGAGATTTCTTTAACTTCAGATTCATCATCTACGTGAAAGCTGAAGTCATAAACTTTTTCTTGTTTTTCTGTGGAGTTTTCATCTAGTGCAGAGCTAGTAAAAGGATTGTGAATTGCTTCACCTGCATTTGAACATAATAAGTACTGAATTTCAGAATCACTCATAGATAAATATTGTTCTATTGTGATATTAATTACACGGCCATTGGGTAACTGATAAAGCATCTTATTATAAATATCTTTAAATTTACATCTAAATTATAATATAGCCTTATTTTCAGTCACAATTTCTGCACTATATAGCTAAATAATAAAGGGGAACACCTAAATATTCCCCATATTATTATTTTCTGGTCATGTAGTATACTCAGATACTCTCTTTAAATCCATTATATCATCTTCAAGCCAAATAAAATCTTCAAACTTAGCAGATAATTGTGTTATTATTATTTCTCCTGTTTCATTATAGGTTGGGGCTTCCAATGATAATTGACCCCAATCTCCATACCCATTTACTGCTATTACTTTACAGTCCAGGTAACCCTTTTTATCTAATTCAGTATTTTGTGTATACTGTCTATTAGAGAACCAATTCTTAAAACTATATCTACCCATCTGATCAACTTTAGGTTTGATGGGTAGTTTTTCACCAAGTAATAGTTTAGTGTATAGTTTTAACAGGGTATCATTTTTTGACAGTATTTCTTTAAATAACTCTTTTACATCAGGGTTATTATGTAGTACACAATCATCAACTGTTTTTAAAACTATTGCAGTATCTACTTCAACGTTAATATGATTCTCCATAAAATTCATCTAACATTTTCATTAATAACTTGTTTCTCTTCTCATTTCTTTCATGGTACCTACCTATTAATAAGGTAGTATATGCTATTTCATTTTCATGTTTGCATTGACTATAAACCTGTTCTAATACCATATGTAATCTAGGTTTTTTATCTGCTTCATCAACAATAGCAATTAGTTCTTTCTTTCTTTCTTTAGTGATACCTAATGCATCAACTAATTCAATTCCACTGTCATCAATTACTGATAACTTAAACACTTTATTAGTGTTATAATTCTTTTTTCTGAATAAATTTCTAAACATGACCAAATGTTTTACTTGTTATTAATTCTTTTATCTATTTCTACTACTATAACTACAATCCATATGACTGCTAGTATAGCAAACCCACTAATTAGTAATGTTTTCATAAACTCTAAATTCTAAACACATTATTGCATACTGGATCTCATTTCTCATATAGTCTTTTTCAACCTGAGAAATATTTAGTGAGTCAATATCATTTAGACTCTCTCTTAGACTTTTCAGTTCCTCTTCCATCTTTTTCTTTATTATACTTGTTTAACCTTTCCATAATCTTCTGATTTACAGACTGATTACGGTCTTTATCTTTTTCTTTACTCATAATGTAGTAATATATAGTATATCATTATTACCTACAAGTTTGTTGAATTTTCTTACTGCATCAACATAATTACTTGCATCAATGTTAATACCACTACATAATTCTTTTGCTATTAAATAGCAGATGTGAAATCTTTTCATAATCTTTTCAGTATTTAGTTTTAGAATATAAGTATTCATAATACACTTTTTCCCCTTCTGTGATTGTAGTATCTTTATGCAGATCCATGTGTCCTCTATAATGATACACTTTAGTCTGTAATACTCTTTCTTTATTTTCTACTGTAAACAGTAACACAAGAAGAAATATTATTACAGATACTACAACTCCTGTTTCAATTTTTTTATTGTTTGTCATCATAATTAACAATACAGATTAACAAAATAATTAAAAGACCAATTGGGCCTGATAATAATGCTACAATGTCAAATAAAGTGACATCTTTATATATCTTTTCTTTAATAAAAAAGTAAATAAGATATAAATATGATACAATTGTAATTAATAATAACCCAATTGTTGCTAGTTCAAATAAATCCATATTACATACTAATTAATTTCATTTTCTGTTGCTGTTCTAATCTTAGTTCAGTACCAGTTTTATGATAAAACTTTTTCTTTAACTTTCTCACCATTTGACTTGGTGCTTTACATTCAACTCTGCTTGGTATACAAGCTAATAAGTTTTCAATTTCAATTACTCTTTTCATACTCTTTTTTATTTGTCTGTGATATCAAAATAACCAATTATAATCCCTGTTCCAGTTAATGAACCCAGAGTGTATACTATTTCTGCTTTTCCTATAGGTTCCCAATTACAGGTTACCATTTTGTAAATACATCTTACTTCTCCATATAAAGTAGCTAAGATGAATACTATCCCTAATAAGGGAGCTTTGTCTCTAAACATAATTCCTCAATTTTTACTTGTTCCCGGTTTAAACCTTTATCATATAGAACTAAATCTAATTGCTCTATATATTCTCCTACAGTATGAGCTATAATTATATCTGTAGTATTATCTACTTTACTTGTTACTCTAAACTTCATTTATCTAAATATCTTTCATTAAACATAGTCTGAGTGACTGCTTCAGGTGCAATCTCCTCATTAAAAGCTATTTCTTCTACATATTCTCTATTTTCAGGATTATATATGCTATTCTCATAGTCAAATCCTGGTGAGGTAACATATCTTGCTACCATCACCACTATTACAATCAGATTCATAATTTTCAGTTATTTATAATTTTTCAAAAATCTGGATACTATATACAGACCATTTAATACTTAAATTTTTATATATCCATTTCATATATGAAGGATATAAGTTACAAGCTTCTTCTACTGTGATATTAATAAGTTGAGGTTTATTGCTAAACCAACATTTATCCCATGGTCTAGTTCTTCTTCTAGTACCATAGTTACCTTTATCATTTTTCATATCAAACTCTTGAAATTCAGGTCTTGCCATATGCTTTATGTACATAAGCTCTCCTGGCTCTTGTACTGAAGGTTGCTCTCCAAATGTTATAGTTGAGATTATCATATCTTTTCAGTTTTTAGTTATCAGTTAATAATAAAACATATCATCACCACCAGGTGGAATACTACAGTACTTGAATTCATCAAGGTTCCGTTTGACTGCTGGATGATATGTTATTATTCTTTGTATAAATACCACAAGTCAAACTCTGCTTTACAGGATGAGAGTTTATGCCTGAAACCTTGTGGTAATATTTAACTAGTATTCTTTTCACTCTTTGAACTAGTATAAAGTGTTAGCCGTTAAGTACTATAAGTACTAGCAATGAATTGGCTGATACATTGCTTTTTTCTTTTATTATGATACATAATATAATCTGTTACCTTCATTAGTTCAGGTATAACTGATTAGTATAGATTTACAAATAGACCGGATACTATGATTCTACAATATATAGAAAGTCATACATATCCATGTCATATTTATATACCTTAAGTGGTACATGTTTATGTGACTTATCTACATAAGCTACGGTATGATGAACATCTATATATTCTCCATCAAAGTCTACAGATTCTAATATATCAATACCTCTGTAGTTATTAGCAAGTAACATTGCTATTGATTCCTGTTTAGTTACTGTTTTCATATCTTATATTTTAAATTTTAAATAAACCGGATTCTATAATACATTTATTCATTATAGTACAAGAACTAATATATATAATAACATATATACTAATAGACTAATGACTATACTCATAGTTTTAGCTATATACTCTTAATACATAGTACTTTAGGGTGTATTTTACAGTGTTTTAACACAGTTTAGATATGAGGATAGTATGACACCCTACCACTAATACACACTTAAACATACAATTTTTACCATAGACCAAAAACTTAACTACCTGATTATCAGTAAGTGAGTCTACTTTGTCCACCGTGTGGAGACAACTTTCTATTATCTTACCAGGTATATTGTGTATATATAATATTATGCTAATGAATCCACAGTGTCTTCTGTTACTTGTGTATAATAGTAAACTGTGTATACCATATAGGTAATGAATCCTACTGACCATATAATAACTATATAGACCACAGTAAATAAAAACAATATACCTACGCTTATTACGGCATAGGTATATGTTATTACTATAATTCTACATCAAAAGTTTTAGCCTGTGGTGCAAAGCTCAAAGAACTTACCACTTCTGCACCTACTCCTGCTTTATGTATCATCCAGCTTGGCTCTCCGTCCTCTGGATTAAACCAACTTACTACTAAATCATCAGACAGGTTTGTTACGTTTTCTGCTATACGGAAAGTGATTCCCGTATTAGTACTACCAAATAGTTTACCTGTTTTTGGATTCTTAAGTATGTCTATTTTAGTTAGACCATTAGACATTGCAAATCCGTTAATTGACTGTGTTCTTGTAAATGTGCTCATAATTTTTATTTTTTAGAGTTAAACAATATATATCCATATTAGTTGAAAAATGGATAAAGATGCGTAGCAAAAAAATACACTATAAAAAATAAACCTCTACCTATTACGGTAGAGGAATATCTTTAGAACTCTTGCATTACAGTTACTGGTGTGAAACTTAAAGTTGAAACAACTTCAGCACCAGCACCTTGTCTGTGTATCATGTATGATGGTTCTCCGTCTTCAGGAGAAAACCATGATATTGCTAAATCATTACTTAATGCAGTAATGTCTTTAGCAAGACGCAATGTGTTACCCTTTGAGTCAACGGCAAATAAGTTACCGTTTTTAGGGTTTTTCAAGATATCAAATTTAGTGATACCGTTTGCTGATGCATAAGCACCAATGTTCTGTGTTTTAGAAAATGTAGACATGATCTTTAATTTTTATTAGTTAAACAATTTATATCAATATCAGTTAAAAAATGGATAAGGCTGACGCAGTCAAAAAAAAAGAGAGGACTTTAATCCCCTCTTGTTATTACTCTTTAATAGGTCTACTGCAAGATAGAATATTCTTCTCTATCTTCTCAATAGTGAACCAAGATGTTCCATCATACCCATCAAACTGAATCTCTTCTTCAGGGTGCAGATCTACTTCATAAGGTGTATACCCACCCTCTGCACAAGCTTCTTTAAATAAAGAATCTGAATATACACGTTCAAGATCTTCATCCTCAAACATGTAATAACAATGATCAATTATGGCTCTTTTTAATTCTTCAAGTGTATCACACACTGTCCAGAACTCTGCACCATAACTACTTTTATTTGCTGTAAATACTTTTTTCATAATATATAATTTAAATTGTTAATTATTAATAGTTAAAAAATGGAAAAAAAGAATGGGTATAAACCCACTCTTGTTATTTACTTAACATCCCATTCTTGAATATGATAATGATATTCTAATGGGTCTTGCATCATATGTATTTCATTTAAATACATCATCTCTGCACTTTCATAACTATTGAATGTACCTTTATTATCTTGCATCCAATCTTGAAATGATTTGGGTTCAACTAACTTGTTATCACGTACAATCATTCTATTCATCTCTGAATTAGCAAGGGCTAATGATGTATGTACACTACATATAACTGTTGAACCGTGTTCACCTGTAACTCTTTCATAAGAGTTAGATAATATTATAAATACTTTTTCCATAATCTTTAAGTTTATAATTAGTTAAAAAATGGTAAAATAAGAGAGAGCATAAGCTCCCTCTTGTTAAGGTATCAACATTACTGATCTGATATTTTTATCAGTTAATTCATCATACTCAGTGATTAAGTTGAACCAATGGTTGGCATAACCACTACTGTTCATGCAACGGCAAGTGATTCTTTCTTCTCTTAAAGAACCATAGAAAGAATAGTTATACTCACCTAATATGAATGAACCTGCATAGATCCATTCATTACCCTTTGCATCACGCATTGGGTGTATTGCTCTTACTGCATTTTCTAATGCTTCTCTAATCTTTTCCATAACATATATTTTATTGACAGTTAAAAAATGGAAAAAATAAAGGGGTATATTAATCCCCTATAGTCTTAAGAATCTCCAGCATTTCCTTTAGTGCTGTTCTATAACCAATATGCCAATGCCAATCATTATCAGTTGGTAAATCACCTGATTCTATCCAATGAGTAGTATCATCTATATTTTCTTGTAGTGATTCTTTTAATCTTTCTAATTCTTTTATATTCATAATCTTTAAGTTTAAATTATTAACAGTTAAAAAATGGTTTATTAAAAAGGGGGTATTATTCCCCCCTTTTTTACAAGTTTTTAAACATAGCAACTAAGTCAGCATGGTCATCATTACCATTAATGTCATCTAACTTAGGTAACTCAGGTAAGTTAACATCTTTGCCTGAATATACATTCCAATCTACTGAACCATAACCTGTACGTTTATCAAAGTTCTCCATGACATATGCATGAAGCATTTTCCATATATCATCACAATACATGCCTGTAAGTTTATGATATCCATCAATAGTGAGTCCATCAAATCTTGGTACATAACCCATAGTATCCCATGAGTAACCATCTTCAAACATTCTTACTTTCTTTGCAACAAATGTTATTACAGGAAAAGCAATAGTGTTTTCTACCTCAATTTTCTTTTTATACGTTATTGTTTTCATAATAAATAGTTTTAATTATTAATAGTTATAAAATGGTCCCCGCAGGGGAAATAGTGTGCATCATTTAACACACACTATTTTAAACAGACCTTGAGTATATCCATTACTCATAAGTTGTTTCTTTTTCCAAAGGGCTAATGCCTTAGAAGGAAACACAAAGCTCTCTATGAGTCTTGTGTTATTATAGTATTCTAATCTATACATGGTATTATAATTAATAACAGTTATAAAATGGTAAGACAAAAAAAGAGAGAGAGTATTAAACTCTCTCTCAATGTTGCTGGCTAAAGCCTGTTCCGGTACTTACATCTCCAAAGCTATAAGGAGAACGCCTCTGACTTGAAACATAATGAGTATTGATAGAGATCATTAGTTCACTCTATCCATAATAGTTAAAAAATGGATTAAGACAAAGAGAGATAACCTCTCCTTTCATCAGAAAGGGAGGTCATCTTCATCAATATCATATGTATAATTCTCAAGGCTATCCATAGCCTCAAGAGTTATACGCATCATATCATTGTAATAGTCTTGCTCCTCTTGGAGCATGATATTAATATCATTGAATTCAGTATCACGCATAATATATAATTTTAAAGTTAATAACAGTTATAAGATGGTTAAATAAAAAAGAGAAACACCCGAAGGTATCTCTCTTGCTTTCTCCTGATCTTGCCAAAGCTAAGCTCAAATGATGTGTGTTTACATAACATACACATCATTCATTATAATTTATAAACAGTTATAAGATGGTAAAGAAAAAAACATAAGAGCCTAAGCTCTTATTTTTTGTACTTTTCTGAATCAGGTGCGGCTAATACACCCATTAATAAGAAGAATGTTAAACCTATGAACACAGCAGCCAGTGTTGTCATGTGTTCAAGTATGCTCTCTGTAGCTGCATAGCCAAGCATGATTGTACATGCAATCATAATCTTGTAGTGTAAAGAATATTTCATAGTGTGTAATTTTTAATTAAATTAAGTTAGAAAATGGTTGCCTTGCGCAGCAAGCATGGGGGGTACCACCTCTGGCTTCAGGGGGTGGGGGTGTTGTAGTAGGGGTCCATCACAAAGCCCTACATATATAAATTCCCCTAGCCGTAAGTTCATCACACCTGGGGTGAAAATAACCCGCAAAAGTTATTGTGTATTGTACCAATGTTATTATATTTGTACTAATTAGTTTTTAAATTTTATTGTTATCATTAATCCTCAGATGTATGTCTGGGGATTTTTGTTTAAGATATTACTCCTGTGTTCAAGTAGCACAGGTCCAGTACCAGTTAAGCATCCCATAAGATCTGCTTGTTGGTCTTCTCTGCTCAGGAAAGTGGAATTGATTTATAGGTGTAAACGCGTTACCTCTATAAGCAACCATATAACTGCAGCAACCCCAAGTAAGTTTCTCTGATCAGGAAATACTGCTTGGGTTTTTTTATTTATATTTACAAGATAAAATTAATATTATGAGACACGTAGAAAAAGCATTATTAAAATACAATGAAGAGAATAATGAGAAATGGACACAGTTCATTCAAATTGAAAATGCAGAGGATGTAAAAGATGTAGCACCTGTAGTAAAATTTACAATACAATCTGATCCAATTAGTGAAGTAGGGGTTAATGGAGTACAAGCATTAGATATGTTAAAGTATGTTAAGTGTTTATTTGAAAGTTTAAATGATGCATTTCCATGTAAAGAAAATGTTTTGAGTATTACAAAAATTGAAGAAGCTATTCACTGGCAAGATGCTAGAACTAAAGATAGACAACGTAGACAAGTAGAAGGTCATAATAAAAAGTAAATAGTTACTATGAAGTTATATATTGAGAAACCTAAAACTGTTGCTGCTATGCAATGGGATGGTACAGAGAAGATGGCTATTGAGATTTCTAGTGATGAGAAATTTGAAGGTATGTTGGATTACAGGCAGAGAAAATTTTTTGCATTCTGGATGTATGACGGGGATAGAGAATATAGAGTGCATGAGGGGGACTATATATTAAAGGATTGGAATGGGACTTATTCTATGGTACCAAAAAAATTATTTGAAAAATCTTTTGAAGAAGTCAAAGAATAATTATTATATTTGTTGAGCTGATAAGTGTTTACGGTTCATTTATTTTGTGATTAAAAGTTATATCTAAAAAGTAAGCTCTAGTTAATTCTTAGGGCTTATTTTTTTTAAAAAGGAAAAGCATGGCAATTTTTGATTATCATTACAGACAGGTATTGAAAGATATCTACTGGAAAGGGTTTGTATATGAAGACCCTAACAGAAAAGGAGTAGAAAGAAAGCAGATAGCAAAAGCTACTCTAAGTTGTAACCCACATGAAGGCTTCCCTGCCTTGACTACAAAGCAAGTTTATTTTAAAGGTGCAGTAGCAGAGTTATTATTTTTTATGTCAGGTTCTACTGATATAAGAAACTTGTGGAAAATGGATGTAAGATTCTGGGATAAGGATTGGGCACGTTATCATAAGTTTACTGATGAAACTATTAAGTACTTATATAATGCATGGGAGTATTCTGAAATAGATGATAGAATGAATAGGTTACCAGATTCATTATATGATATGGGTAAGGTATATCCTTATCAATGGAGAAAGGCTAATGGTGTAGATCAGTTATATAATCTTGCATTTAATATGGTCACTAATCCTATGTCAACATCATTGATTGTTAACTCATGGAATGCTGGTGATTTAGTTGATATGTGTTTGCCTCCGTGTCATTATTCATTTCAAGTAATGTGCCAACCAGTAGGTAAAACATATGTGTTTAGAATTATATGGGACCAAAGGTCTACAGATTTTTTCTTAGGTACTCCGGTGAACATGATGTTCTATACCTTACTAGGTCATGTACTAGAAGCATTGACAGGATATAAATGTATAGAGGTATCAGGTGAATTAAAGAATGTACACATATATGATAACCAAATGGATGTAGTAAAGGAACAGTTAGACCGTCCAGTTGATACATATGGTGAGAGTAAACTTGTATTAGATAAATCTAAATTTAAAATATTTATTCAAAATCCTACAAGTTTAAACTTTGATTATGTAATAAAATCATTATCTTTATCAGACTTTAAGTTGGAGGGATATGCAAGTTATCCAAAACTTAAAGTAGAAATGTTAAGTTATAATTAAAAATTAAAGAGTATGAGTACAGTGTTTAAGAGTCTAAAAGGACGTAGAATCTTGGTTAACCAACCAGAGATGAAAGAATCAGCAATTGAATTGACTGAGAAAGATAAAAGTCTTATTGAGCAAGAAGCTATGAAAAAGTGGACAAGATTAGAAGTGTTTGCAACAGGTGAAGAAGTATCTGGAGTAAAAGCTGGTGATCATGTTTACATTTCAGTTAATGCTATTAAAGGAGCTGAAGTAATTGAAGTAGAAGAAAGCATCAAACTTATGTTGAGTGAGTATGATGTTGCAATTGTTTGGTAAGATGGCTGATTTAGTTTGTGATGCATACAAGAGGATGATTTCAAAACCTGAGACATCCAATACATATGATAAGAGTCTGAGAATTATGGCTGAGATTGCTGCAAATAAAACTAATGCAATGTACAAAGATTATATCAGGAAAACTGAGTCTAGTCTTTATGTAGGCAAAGATTCTTTTGCAGGTCAAAAACCTACAGCAGTTACAGTACCTGGCACCGCAATAAGACCAAACCATTACGGTGGAGAGAATAGTACTTATGAAGTATTCAATGTACTAGAAGCATGGGGATTAGATAAAGACTTTTACTTAGGTAATGTTATTAAGTATATTGCAAGAGCAGGTAAGAAAGATCCTGCTAAAGAAATAGAAGATCTTGAAAAAGCTGAGGTGTATTTAAAAAGAAGAATAGCTGAATTAAAAAAATAATATTTACTGTGTGCTATGTAAAATATTATATATACATTAGCACTCCTTTTTATTCTCAGTTTTCGCTGGCTGATTAATCCCAATGAGTTAAATACTTGTTGGGATTTTTTATTATATTTGTCCATCAATTTTTTTAAATTTATACTTTTAGGTAAGGAGATCCCGGATTAATAATCTGGGATTTTGTTTTTTATATTATTATTATGTATATTATAGATATATGTGTAATTAAAAAAAAGAAACATGGATATTTTAAATATTATAAGCTGGATTAAAAATAAACGCTATGTAACAAGTGTTGACCCAGCAACAACACTAATGCCTATTGGATTAAAAGATGACCGTAGAGATGATGGTTATTTAGCAGGAGTTATTACAGTAGAAAATTTAGCTGCACAGTTAGGTGGAAATAAATTAGTTGATGATACTAGAGAAGTTGTATTAACTGATAATGCAGGATATGCAGAATTAACATTCAATACTGGTTCTGCAATAATTCAAACTTCAGGAGTTAATGCTGATTTAACAATTAGTACTTTAAGTGGAGATGATATTATTCTTGAATCTGGGGATGATATTAGATTACAAGGTGATGTTGGTCTTTTTGATGATGAAACTGAAGGTGGAGATATAAATATCTATGCTGGAAATGGTTCTGATGGTAATACAGCTAATGCAGGATCTGGTGGAGATATTAGAATTGAAGCAGGTGATGCTGGTAACAGTATATCAGGTTCTCAAGGAGAAGGTGGTTTTGTAACTATTCAAGCTGGTTATACTTCAACAACTGGTTTATCAGGAGGAGATATTAGTCTTTATCCAGGTAACAGTATAGATGGTAAACATGGTGATGTTATTATTCAAGGTAACTTTACATGGACATTTTCTACAAGTAATGCAATACTTTTATTTCCTGCAGTAACTTTAGCTACATTACCAAGTGCAGCTGGAGTACCTGGAGCAAGAGCTATGATTGCTGATTCTAATGTACCAGCACCAGGAAACTTTGGAGCAATTGCTGCAACAGGAGGTTCTGCTGTAGTTCCAGTATTTTCAGATGGTGTAAATTGGTTAATAGGTTAATAATAAAAAATAAATAAAGCATGGATGTTTTAAATATAATTTCCTGGATTAAAGGAAAAAGACAAGTAACAGCTGTTGACCCAGCTTTGACAGTAATTCCATTAGGAGTTAAAGATAATAAAAGAGGTGATGGATATATTCCAGTAACTATAACTGTAGAAGATTTTGCAGGTTCAGTTGCACCTACTTTATATGATAGTAAAGATAATATATTTATTGGAGAAAATGTATTTAATGACCTTAGTGATGTTGATAAAACAGAAAATATTGCAATTGGTACAAATGCATTACGAAACACTGTAAATGCACAAAATATTGGTATTGGTTCAGACACATTACGCACTAATACTGAAGGTTTTCAAAATATAGCAATTGGTAATAGCAGTTTATTATTAAACACTACTGGTGAAAATAATATAGGAATCGGTGTAGTATCAATGTTATTTAGCACTACCAGTAGAAACAATGTTGCTATTGGATCATTTGCATTATTTGATATTACTACTGGTCGCGATAATGTTGCAGTAGGTTTAAATGCTTTAGGTGGTTTAACTACCGGTTCATATAATACAGGTATAGGTTATGAAACATATGCTGGAAATTACAGTTCTTGTGTATTATTAGGTAGAAGAGCGCAGGCTACAGGTAATAATCAATTTGTAGTAGGTTCAGTTGGTGATCCAGCAGGTTCAGTAACAAATGAAGTAAACACATCTAGTAAAGTATGGAATGTGGTTATCAATGGTGTATCTAGAAAAATTTTATTAGCATAATAATTAACATAAAAATAAATAGAAATGGATGTTTTAAATTTTATATCTTGGCTTAAATCTAAAAGACAAGTTACAACAGTAGATGCTTCTCAAACCTTAATCCCATTAGGTTTAAAAGATGCAAGAAGAGGTGATGCATATTTACCAGGTGCTATATCAGTAGAGGATTTATTAGCTTTATCACCAGGACTTCCTAGTTTTGTTGAATATAATGAAACAAATAAAACATTATGGAATAATGGAATAACTAATAATAGTGCAAATACTTCATTTGGTGAGGGAGCATTAACAGGTAGTCCAGATTCATATGTTACGGCAATTGGTCATAATGCAGTAAGAATTGGAACAGGTGGTGATAATACAGGTATAGGTGCATATGCTTTAGGTAATTTAGTAGCGGCTTCTAGAAATACAGCAGTTGGTTCATTTGCATTAGCTGGTGATCTTACAGGTAGCAATAATGTAGCCATTGGAGCAACAGTTTTAGCAACTACTACTTCAGGTTTTTGTAATGTTGGAATTGGATATCAAGCATTAATATTTAATACAACAGGTAGTCGTAATGTTTCTATAGGAGAAATAAGTAACTATGCTAATACAACAGGTGTTAATAATACATCACTTGGAGCTTACAGTAATCTTTCAAATACAGTAGGTTCTTTTAATGTTGCTATAGGATATAATTCATTAAGTGGTAATACTTCTGGTAATTATAATGCATGTTTAGGTTCACTAACAAGTTCTAATAATTTTTCAGGTTCTGTTATATTAGGTTCAAATGCAATTGCTACTGGAAATAATCAATTTGTAGTAGGATCTAATTCATATAATGCTGGAGCAATTGCTACTGAAGCATTAGTACCAACTAAATCATGGACTGTTAAAATTAATGGTGTTGACTATAAAATTCCATTACAAGTTGCATAATAAAAAATAAATATATTAACTTTATAAAAAAATAAATCATGGCATTAGAATTAACTCCAGAACAAGTAGCAAAATCTGTATCAGCTGCATATGATAGTGTAGCATTAATTACAGAATTAAAAGCAAAAGAATCATTAACTGAAGAAGAGGCAGATACATTAAAACGTAATGAAGAGCACATCAGAATTATGTTAGCTAAAGACTTTTTTGTTGCTGCTTTAACTAAAAAGCAAAACACTGAATTATCTAAAATATGAGACAAGAGGATGCACAGAAAATTGTAGAACAAGCTTTGAATCAAGCATTTTTAAAAGGAGCATATAGCTTACAAGATGCAGCAATGATTACAGAAGCATTAAAAGTTCTATTTACAAGACCTGAATTAGAACTTGTACAAGAAAACTAAAAGCATAAGCCACAGAGATGTGGCTTTTCTTTTTTATATTTGTTTATCTAGAAAGTTTTAAGTATATTATTATATATAAATAAATTATTATGTCAGTAGGAGATTTAAAAACATACGGTGGGAAAGGTACTGATTTTCCTTGGCAATTAAAAATGTTGCTAGGTCAACAAGCAACAGTTGACTTATTAACTGCTATTGCAGCTGGTACAGTTGATGTTGAACCATATTTAATTGATCTAGTTAACAATACAGATCCTTCAGAAAGAACACCTAACTTAATTAGAGCTACAGGAGCTGGTACTATTGCACCATTAACATATGATTTTTCTGTATCTAATGTAGGTGCTGGAAATGGTACAATACTAGGAGGTACAATTAAACCAGGGGAAACATTGAATTTTGCAGCAGGAGCATTGCGTAATTTTTATGCAGCTAATTCAATTTCTTATGATGGTACTGGTACTGAATTAGTAATTATCTATAATTCATAACATAATGAGTACGCTCATTCAGGTTGATAAATATGTAAGTAATCCTTATGGATACTTGAGTAGATTGTATACACAAACTAATTCAAGTACTCCTGTTACAAATACTTTAAGTGAATTATCATTACTTGATGGCGGACTTGGTACATTAACTGTTCCAGCAAATATGTTTAAAGTAGGAGATAGTTTTCATGCTATTGCTACGGGACATATTTCATCAGTTAATAACCATAAACTTAGAATTAGAATAAAAACTGATGGTGTAGTTCTAGCAGATACAGGTAATATAACTATGTCAGGATCAACTAATAAACATTGGAAACTTGAAGTTTACTTTACAGTAAGAGCAATAGGTGGATCAGGTGTTGCTAAAATTGTTGCAGGAGGAACTTTTATGTATACTAAAGATGCTAGTAATTCATTTGAAGGTACAAATTTTAGTACTGAAACTACAACTGGTTTTAATACCACAATTAATAATACACTTGTAATTACTGCACAATGGGATACAGCAAACATAGGTGACAGTATTTATTCAGAAATATTTACTCTAAATAAAACATACTAATGAGTACAGATATTAATATAAAGAAAAAAATAAGCATTGAAGAAGAAGGTGCTTTACTTACAACAGATGTTAATAACATTAACTTTGTTGGAGCTGGTGTTACCGCAAGTACACTAGGTAATGATGTTACTGTTACTGTAGCTGGTGGAAATGGTTCAGTAATATATTACTTAAATCAAACAGTAACACAAGCACCATATAAAGAATTTTCATCAATTGTAACTACGGCTGTTGAACAAGTTGTACCAGCAACAATAGCTGGAGGGGTAACTACAATAATTGCAGAATATCAAACACCTGTTGGTATACCAAATACAACAGTTATTCCTGCAGGTTTATGGCAATTCTTTTTACACTTTAATGCAGGTAGTGCTGGTCAAAATTGGATTATTAGACCAACTGTATACAAAAGAGATTCAGGTGGAACAGAGACATTAATCTTTACACCAGATCCGGAGATTGTAACTAACATGAGTACTACAACTACTATGTATACTTGTGATGGTGTATTTCCTACAACTTCATTATTAACTACTGATAGAATAGTAGTTAAGATTGCATTACAAAATACAACAGGTGTATCACAAACTGCAAGTTTTAGAACTGAAGGTTCTCAACATTATTCAGTAGCAGCAACAACATTGAATCAAGCAGTATCTGCAGGTTCAGTTACTTCAGTATCTGGTACCGCACCAATAGTATCATCTGGTGGTTCAACTCCAGCAATAAGTATACCTCAAGCAACTGCATTAGTTGATGGTTATTTATCATCATCTGATTGGTCAGTATTTAATGCTAAAGTTCCTGCTACAAGAAATTTAACTATTAACGGTACAACCTATGATTTATCAGCAGATAGAACATGGACAATTGCAACTGGTTCATCAGGTGTATTTGGTATTGCAGATACAAGTGGAGTTTATACATATTATGCAACTTTTGCATTAGCAAGAGCAGCTGCAACATCAGGACAAACTATTGAGTTATTTGCTGATGTAATAGAAACAACAAATATTTCTGCTATATTAAAAGATGGAGTAAACATTAATGGTAATGGTCATACTTATACATTAAGTCAAGCAGGAATAGCCTCATCATTTTCTGATAATGGTGTTGCTGTAGTATGTGATATATCTAATATTATAATTAGAAGAGCTGCAGGTACAGCATCTGTTGTAAATACATTATGTCTTTCACTTACAGCTGCATCTAAAATAACTGGAAATGCATTATGTATAAGTTCTTGTAGTACTGCAATAGGTGTTAATAATGCATCTGCTGAATTAAATGGATTAGTTGGAATATGTATTACTAATTTTTATGGTATATATTCTACGGGTATCCTTAAAAATGTATATGGTGAAACATACTCAGCAGATTATCATTACTCAATTTATTCTACAGGTACTGCAGTTAATTGTCATGGTGTAGGATTTGGTTTATATCAATATGCATTTTATAATGGTGGTATAGCAGTAAATTGTTCAGGAACTATTACTGGTAATTTTGGTGGTGGATTTTATAATGCTGGTACTGCTGAAAATTGTACTGGTAAATCTGTTGGTACATCAGGATTCTTTTCATCAGGTACATCAATAAGTTGTACCGGAGTTTCTGTTTCAGGTAATGGATTTAATATAAATGCTAGTGGTACAATGCATGAATCATGTTCAGGATACTCAACATCTGGATCAGGAATATATTGTTATGGTGGTAGATTAATTAACTGTACAGGTATAAGCGGAAGTGGATATGGAATTACAGCTGTAAATGGAAATGATACTCAGATGTCTGTTGTTAAATGTACTGGAATATCAACTGGATCATCAGGTATGTATGCAAATTATGCTCCAAATAATGGTGGACTTCAAAATTGTTCATTGTATTCATATTATAATTCAATAAATGGAAGAGCTTTAGAACTTGGTACATATGCAAATAGTGTTGTAGGTTGTACAATGGGTGTTACATCAAGTAGTGCTGCATCAATATATTGTGCATCAGCAATAAATGTTAAATATATTAATAATACATTTACAGGTTCAACAACACCAATAGTAAATATTACTCAAGCAGTAACTAATACACAAGATAACCAAGGAAATATTTTATTATAATGGAAAAGATAGATATTAAAAATAAAGATATATTAGTATATGATGTATTTAACGTACTTATTAAAGTACTTAATCTTGATGATATTAAAAACTATCAAGAATCATATCTTGCAGATTGTACATTATTTACATTAAATTTAACTGTTCCTGAAAAAAGAATTGTAAAATTTAATGGTGAAGATTACTCAATCACACTGATATTAAAATATGAAGATATGGATGATAAGCAAAAATTTGATTTTGATGACTTTGTATCTCAAGTTGAACAACTTTTAATTAATTAGAAATGGCAGTTATAACATTAACAACACAAATGGCTGGTGCTATTAATTATACAGTAACAACAGCATCATCTGCTGATTGGCCATCTGTAGCTAATAGTACATATTTTTATGACTTAACTGATAAGTTAGTATATTATAAAAACAGCTCAGGTACAGTTTTAAGCGTATTTTCTTCAGCTGGTGGTTTAACTTACTTTACTGAAGCAAGAAGTACAACTGCACCCAATACTACTACTAATGTTGATTCACTATCTGCTGGAAATGGCTTAAGTACAACAGATATTGATATATCAATTGTACCTAAAGGTAATGGTGCATTCTTATTAGATATTCCAGATTCTTCTATTACTGGTGGTAATAAAAGAGGAACTAATTCTATTGATTTACAAATATCCAGATCTGCAAGTACACAAGTTGCAAGTGGAAACTATGCAGTTGCAATTGGATTTTCAAATACAGCTTCAAATACTTCTGCTACAGCAATTGGACAATTGAACATTGCAAATGCAATTGGCTCTACAGCTTTAGGATATCAAAATACTTCTAGTGGAAGTTACTCATTTACAGCAGGACAAACAAATACAGCAAGTGGAAACTATGCATCAAGTATTGGTGGTCCAAATAATAATGCAAGTGGTACAGGTTGTTCAATTTTTGGTGGATATAATAATACGGCAAATGGAAACTATGCTACTATAGTTGGTGGATACGGAAATACAAATTCTGGAACTTATGGTTCATTAATTGCAGGAGCAGAAAACAATAATAGTGGAGCATATGGTGCTTCAACATTTGGTTGGGTTAATACAAATTCATCAACTTCTGGTTTAACAGCTGGTTATGGTAATAATCATAGCGCTGCTTATGGGTGTTCAATTGGTCAATCTAATATAAATAGTGGAAGTAGGTCAAATACATTTGGTCAATCTAATACAGTAAGTAGTCAAGATTCATTTGTAGCTGGTGTATCAAATTCAGTTTTAAATGGTGCTTATAATACCGTTTTTGGTAGAGGAGGAACAAATCTTAATGGTTCATACGGAAGATTTGTTTTTGCTAGTTATAATACAGTAGTAGGAGATGCTCAAAATACAAGATTAATTTTATCAAAAAGAACAACAGATGCTACAGTAACCACATTAACAATAGAAGGCGGTGCGGTTTATTTTGGGGTAAATGAATTTAAATTACAAGATAATTCTTGTGTAAGATTTAAAGGAACAATAGTAGGTAAAAGAACTGCAACAACAACTGTAGGAGTATGGGATATTGATGGAGTTATAACTAGAGTAAATAGTGCCGCTACTACAACAATAGTAATTGGAAATGTAAATGTTGTAACAAATGCAGGTTCATGGGGTACTCCGACATTAACAATTAATGCTTCTTTTGGAAACTTAAGTGTAAATGTATCTGGTGCTGCAGCAACAAATATACAATGGGTATGTCATTTAGAATGTACAGAAGTAGTTTATTAAAAAATATAAAACATGAAAATACAAACATTAATACCTGTAACTTACAATGATGGTATTGCAAGTCAGGTAACAGGAATAGTAACTGGGACTATTAACTTTGTAAACCAGGATTATTATAGAGAACTATATAATTTTACATTTAGTTATGTAGATGAATCAGGAAAATCAATTAGTGATACTCCACCATTTACTTTAACAAGAGATGAGATAAATGTATTCTATGATGAAATAAAAGATTCTGTACCAACTAATATAGCATATTTTGAAACTACAGAATATATTTACTATCTTGGTTTTAAAATAGAGATGGCTAAAACATTTGGTATTACTACAAATGATATAGATATTTTAGTAGAGAGTGATGAAGTATTAAGTATATAATTATGGCAGGAACATATTGGAGTGAAGATGTTTTAGATATGATGTATCTAAAACCTTCAGAAATTTATAGAGGTATGACATTTAATAATAATAGTACAACTATTCAATTAGATGGTGGTGTTATATTATCAACTTCTGCTTCTACTTTAGCTCAAACTGTATCAGGAAGCAGCTTTGTAAATAAACAAGTAAGGTTAAGATTCTATGCTTCAGTTGTATCTGGAGGTAGATATACTGGAACAAGAGGTACTGCTTTACTTTGGTATATACATGGTGGGTTTAGATTTGTATGTGATTTCAATGTATCAGATACAGCATTTTCTGCTAACTGTCAACAGTTTTATGGTATGGCTGGTCAAACAACTGATTTAGCTTATGGTGGTGTATCTGGAACTTTAGTAAGTACATTGACTAATATAATTGGTGTTGGTAGTGAAGTAGGTGATGCTAACTTGCAAATCTTTCATAATGATGCAACAGGTGCAGCAACAAAAGTAGATTTAGGAGCAGCCTTCCCAGCTAATAGAACAGCAGGTGCTGAGATGACTACTGTATATAGCATAATATTATTTAATGAACCAGGATCTACAACTGTTAACTATAGAGTAGTTAATAATGAAACTGGTGCTATTGCAACTGGTGTTATTTCAACTGATTTACCATTGTCAACACAAGCATTAAACTTTTTTGGTAGTAGATGTATGTCAACAACTTCTGTAACAGGTTCAGGTCAATTTGATTTAATGAAATTAGGGGTTTATTCACAATTTTAAGTATGGAACAATTTATTTTAATATCATCAATGTTTGTTGAACCAGATGGTGAAGTAAATGTATGTTTAAAGCCTATAAGTCCATTGATAGAAGACTATATAGCAACATATAGAACTTTTTCTGATGAAGCAACAGCAATAGCAGAAACACCTGATTTTATTATAGAAATGGTACCATTATTATTTGCACAGTTTGAACAAATGGATAATGTACCACTAGAGATAAGACAGCAATTTGAATTATAATATTTAAGATTATGAAAAAAACAGTAAAAGAAATAAAAACAAGATGGGGTTCAGAAACTCCTAAGTTTTGGAAAAAAGTACAAAAAATAGGTATGATTGCAGGAACAATAGGAGGAGTTTTAATTGCAGCACCTGTTGCATTACCAGCAGCATTAATATCTGCAGGAGGATACTTATTATTAGCTGGTTCATTAACTGCTACTCTATCTCAGTTAACTGTAGAAAAGTAGTATAATAACTAAAAAGTTAGTATATACTTATAATATTTTTTTGTATATTATATGTATATATTTATTAAATATCAAGAGATGGATGCAACAACACTAACAATTGTATTATTTATAGCAGGTACAATTATTGGACTTATTAGTTTTTTCTTAAGGACTTCTTACAATAATATTACTACCGGTCTAGATGAACTTAAGAATGACTTTCATACACATAGAGAAGATCATGGTAAGTTAAAAGGGAAGTTAGAATTACTTGAACAAGAGCATAGATTAAAGTATCAGCTTATTCAAGAAGTAACTCAACAAGAAATTAAAAATATGGCCAGTAAAATTGGAGAACTATCAGATACAGTTGGTGAACTTGTTAAGTTTCAACTAAAACAAAATAAATGAATTCAACACTTTTAAAAACCGGAGATATTTTACATTGTAGTGGAAAAAGATTATTAAGTAGATTAATCAAGAAAGCAACAAAGTCAAAGTATTCTCATACTGCATTATTTATTGAAATATGGGGACAACCCTATGTAATAGATGCACAAAAAGATGGTGTAAATTTAAGACCTTGGAAAGATTGGTTGGATATGTATAATTATGATATAACTGTACATAGATCAAGTGATGTTGTCAATGAGAAAACATTTGCACAAAGAGCATTAACTAAAGTTGGTCATACAGCATATGACTTTGAAGGATTGCTAGTAAGACAACCAATAGAATTAGTTACAGGAGAATGGGTAGAAAAAGGAGACACAACTAGACAAATGTATTGCTCAGAGTATGTTGCATGGGTATATGGAATAGAAAAGGCATTTAGATTTTCTCCTCAAGATTTATATGAGTGGTGTAAAACTCATTACTTCTATGAAATAGCAATTTAATAAAAACCAAACATTATGAAATTAAGTGAACACGTAACATTAAAAGAATTTTGTGATTCTAATACTGCTACAGCAAAAGGTATAAATAATACAATTACTGATCCTGTACATTTAGAGAATGCTAAAAAATTAGCATTAAGTGTATTTGAACCAATTAGAGCTCATGTAGGACATGCAATTAATATTAATTCTGGATACAGAAGTAAAGCATTAAATAAAGCAATACCTGGTTCATCATCTACATCTCAACACTGTTTTGGTGAAGCTGTAGATTTAGATTTACATGACAGAGACTTATTTGAATGGATTATAGATAACATTACTTTTGACCAAATGATATTTGAAGGTGGTACAGAAGATAAAGCTAACTGGTTCCATATATCTTACAGAGAAGGTAGAAACAGAAAACAAGTATTAAGAATGATTAAAAAAGGTGGTAAATCTACGTATGTACCATATATAAGAAAATAATATAATTATTATGAAATACAGAAACTCTTGGAAAACAAAAAATAAACAATGGGATAAAGTGTGTATAAGAACAAGATTAGGTGCTATTGATTTATTGACTATAGAGATAGATGTTACAAGATCTTTTTATATGTTTTCTTTATTGAACTTTACCATTAAGAATAGATAATAACTACTACTACTAAATGTTTAAACTCAGGTGATTACTCATCTGAGTTTTTTTATTTAAATAATTAAAGTTTAAACTTATTTAGTATATTTGTGTAAACTTTAAATATATAAGTAATGGAAAGCGTAAACCAACAAGAACAAGAAGTAGAGTTAACAGCAGAAGAGTTAGCTGAGAAAAAAGAGCAGATGCTTAAATTCTACACTGAATCATTGCCTTATTTAAAAGCACAAGCTGAGTATGAGAAAACATTGTGTGAAATTGATGAGGCTAGATTTAAAAGAACTACAATTCAATATCAGTATGCTATGTTGATGCAACAACAAGAAGAGCAACCAGAAGGTGCAGATAATGATATTGATAACTCACCAGAGATTCCTGAGCAAGGTAGAAAACTAAAAACAAATTAATTTATTATGGCATTAGTAATACAAGTACAGAAACGTGCTGTAATGCCTAAATGGGAAATTGTTAAGTTTCAGATTTTATCCCACTGCTATATTAACCGTATAGCAGTGAGTGAATCTGATTTAAACTGTTTGACCTTATTAAGTATGACAGGACCAATTGAGTTAACTCATTTTTGTTATGATGCTTCCTCAGATGAGCAAATGATTTTTAAATCACCACAGACAGTTAGAAATGCTATTAACAAAGCAATGAAAAATATGTTAGTGATAAAAGATGATACTGATAAAAAAATCATTAAATTAAATCCAAATTTAAAAGTTCAGACTGAAGGGGATATATTATTAGATTATAAATTTTTAGGCAAATGATTCCAAAAAATCCTAATATATTATATAAACAAATAGCAGAAGAGTTAAACGTATCAGAATCACTGGTAGATGCATTTATGACATTTTACTATAAAGAAATAAGAAAGACATTATCTGAGTTAAATCACTCTAAAGTAAATATAGATGGCTTAGGTGTAATGGCAATTAAACCAAGAACAGTTGATGGGTTAATTAACAAGTACACTAACAGGGTAAATAAAATGGACACTAATACCTTGAATAACTATAGTTATAAAAAGAGAACAGAAGATAAACTTGAATTATTACATAAGGTAAAAGAAATGCTAGATTCTGAAAAGCAAGTTAAACAAGAATTTATAAAGAAAAAGCAAGATGGGAAAACTGGAGAAGATTTGGAAAAATAGGAAGCAGATAATGGAGGGTATTAAAAACTCCATTGTAAGAGATGCATTTGTAGAAAAAATTGCAGAAGAAAGATTAAGTATTTGCAATAACTGCATAAGAAAAGATAATGAAGGTGGTTCATGTGTAATGCCTGGTACTCAACCATGTTGTAATTTATGTGGATGTTCATTAGCATTTAAGATAAGAGCACTATCTGCTGAATGTCCTGATTTAAGATGGCATGCAGTACTTACAGAAGAAGAAGAAGATAAACTTAACGCATTATAATTATGGCAACTCTAGGAAATTTAACAACACAAGGTACTTACTGGTCATCTGACCGTAATACATCAATTAACCTTAATACAGTTTCAAATACCAGTACTGATTTTGCAACTATGAATAGTAAGTTTGCAGATGGTGGTCTAAATGTTTATATTCAGAAACTTGGGTTAAAAATATATAAACAAAGTATACGTATTATAGAGCTTGAAAATAAAATGACTAAAGAAGAATGTGCTAATTTAAAAGCTATGTTGGAATCAAATGATGAAGCATCTGTAATATTAGCTAAAGAAATAATTGATAATCTTGAGACAGCATGACTAATATAACAGGTGTACCAGAAAGAGAAATACATATTTATACTGGTATTAAAGGTATGGATATGATTAGTCATGCATTTGCTGTAAACAATAGTGTTGATTATGCAAAGTTTTTAAAAGATAAAGGTAAGATAACAGAAGAAGAATTAAGTAACATAACTAATATGTTAAACTCAAAAGATAGAGATAACTTTGAAGTAGCATTATTAGCACTAGAGCAATTAGGAAAATGAGTATAGTATTTAAAGCAGATGATCATAGTTACACTAGCATTGAAGGTGAAGAGCAAATCAAGTGGACTAGTGTAACAAGTCTGATATCAAAACTTAAGAAACATTTTGATAAAGAAGGTGTAGCTAAAAAAGTTTCTAAAAATAAAAAATCTAAATGGTATGGTATTAAACCAGAAGATATCATTAAGATATGGGATGATGAAGCACTAAGAGCTACTACATTAGGTACATATTATCATAATCAAAGAGAGGCTGATCTATGCAGTCTATCTTCATTGGAAGTAGATGGTGTTATTATTCCTATTGTACCTCCTGTACCTGAAATAGATAACTTAAAATATGCACCATCACAAAAATTAGAACCAGGTGTATATCCAGAACATATGGTATATTTAAAATCTGCGGGCATTTGTGGTCAGTCAGATTTAGTTGAAGTAGTTAATGATAAAATAAACATCATAGATTACAAGACTAATAAGAAGATTGATGTTGAATCATATAAGGATTGGGATGGTATAAGTGATAAATTACAGGATCCTGTATCACATTTGGATGATTGTAATTTTAACCACTATGCACTTCAATTAAGTATCTATATGTACATTATGCTTAAACATAATCCTAGATTAAAGCCAGGAAAAATGTTTATACATCATGTTACATTTGAATTAGAAGGTGAAGATGAATATGGGTACCCAATTACTAAATATGATGATCAAGGTGATCCTGTAATCAAACAGGTAATACCTATGGAGATTCCATATTTAAAAGAAGAAGTAATAGCAATTTTAAAAAGCTTATAATATGTATACTAAACTATTTGACATACAGAATGGAGTAGTAGTACCAACAGAACACTGTTATACTCTACGTACTCTTAAAAACATAATGGAAAAGTATCCTGATAACTATCTTAAGATATATCAGTACTTATTCTATATGACATGTCCTAATCCAGATTCTAATCCATTCTTTCATACTCCTGAGATAGATAAAGAAGAAATTATTATAGAGGAGATAGAAGCAGATTTTTCTACAGAAGATGAAGCAATTAGGAATGCATTAAGATTCTGTGAAGATATGTATAGTACTGCAACATCTAGAGCATATAAAGGTATGGCCTCAATGTTAGATAGATTAGCTAGATACATGGAAACTACAAGTATTACTGCAGGTAGAGATGGAAATATAAATTCATTGATTGCTGCAGCTAAAAACTTTGATCAGATTAGAGCTTCATTTAAGGGTGTATACAAAGATCTACAGGATGAGCAATCAAGTAAAGTACGTGGTGGAATTGGTATGGCTTATGATCAATAATATGGAAAAAGAAATTAAAATACCTATCTATGGAGGAAAGATTATATTTATATATGGTGAGTTATCACATGTAAAAGATAAATATAATTTAAACTTTAATCCAAATGACTATGATGCAGTTGTGTTTGATGTTGAAGAAAAGGATCAGTTTATATTAGCATTTTCAGTAATTAAAGAATCTACATTAATGCATGAAATAATACATCTAGTAAATAATATTTTTAAAAGTAGAAATATAAAACTTGATATTGATAATGATGAACCTCAAGCATATTTAGGAGGGTGGATTGCAGATGAATTATATACTTTTATTAAAGAGTCAATAAACAAGTAACATGGAAAATATATATACAGATATACCTACTTGGGATAATGGTACTTGGACTACTACATCTTTTGAATCCAGAAAAGATTTTGGTGACTTTGTATTATCTATATTTAAAGAACCAGGTCAATATGAGTTTGATGAAGTAAGTAATAAGGTATTTAATTCTGAGTCAACTAAATTCAATAAAGACAAAGTATATTGTGTAGCCCCATTTAAATCTAAAGATTTTATTAACTACTGGGATGATCAAAAAGCTAAGTGTAGATTAGGTTTAATTGTTAAGAATGATAATAAGACTTGGTACCTTACTAGAGATTATTACATGTGGTTAAACTTCTTACCTATCTTTGATAAGGAGGAGCAAAACTTTGGGTTTGCTAAAATCAGGGATGCACAATATCATATGGCCCTGTATGAAATACTAGCAGAGATAAACTACATGCATGTAGCTATTCTTAAAAAACGTCAGATAGCATCATCATACTTTCATGCAGGTAAACTTATTAATCAGTTATGGTTTGAGGCCGGTGTAACTTTAAAGATGGGAGCATCACTTAAAGATTACATTAATGAGAAAGGTACATGGAAATTCTTATCAGAGTATGCAGCATTCTTGAATGAACATACAGCATGGTATAGACCAATGTCACCAGATAAAGTAATGATGTGGCAACAAAAGATTGAGGTCAGAAAAGGAGACAGAAAAACTGAAGCAGGTTTAAAAGGTACTATGCAAGGTATGTCTTTTGAGAAAGATCCAACAAATGGTGTAGGGGGTCCGGTTAAATACTTCTTCCATGAGGAGGCAGGAATTGCTCCAAAGATGGATACAACATTTGGTTATATCAAACCAGCACTTAAATCAGGTATGATTACTACAGGATTATTTATTGCTGCAGGATCAGTAGGGGATTTGGATCAGTGTGAACCACTAAAGAAAATGATTCTGGATCCATTAAGTAATGATATATACGCAGTAGAAACTAATCTTATTGATAAAGAAGGTACAATAGGTAAGTCAGGTTTATTTATACCTGAACAATGGTCAATGCCACCATACATAGATGACTATGGTAATAGTCTAGTAGAAGAAGCATTAATTGCTCTTGATGAATTCTTTGCTGAAATTAAAAGAAACAAAGAAGCTAAAGATTATCAACTTGAGGTATCACAGCATCCAAGAAATATAGAAGAAGCATTTGCATTTAGAAAAGCATCTAAGTTTCCACCACATCTTGTTAATGCTCAGATAAAGAGAATTGAAGAGAAAGAATACTCATCAGAGTATTTAGATATATCTAGAGATGATACAGGTAAAGTAAAAGTAGCATCTACTAATAAGTTACCTATTGCTGAATTCCCTATATCTAAGAAGACAGAAGATAAAACTGGTACATTAGTAGTATGGGAAAGACCCGTTGCAGATCCGTCATTTGGTATGTATTATGCTAGTATTGACCCCGTGGCAGAAGGTAAAACTACTACATCTGAATCATTATGTTCTATATATGTAGTAAAAGCACCTATAGAAGTTACTAAGATAACTAACGGTGAAGCAGAAACATATTTAGAAAGAGATAAAATAGTAGCTGCATGGTGTGGTAGGTTTGATGATATCAATAAAACACATGAGAGACTGGAGTTAATTATAGAATGGTACAACGCCTGGACAATAGTTGAGAATAATATTTCTCAATTTATTAACCATATGATTAACAGAAAGAAACAAAGATATCTTGTACCTAGAAACCAGATTGTATTCTTAAAAGATGTAGGTGCTAATGCTAATGTATTTCAAGAATATGGTTGGAGAAATACGGGCACATTATTTAAGAATCACATGATCAGTTATACTATTGAATATCTTACTGAAGAAATAGATCATATACAGAAAGATGATGGTACTACTGTAAAGATACATTATGGTGTAGAAAGAATACCAGATATTATGTTGTTAAAAGAAATGCAAGCTTACCAGGATGGTGTCAACGTGGATAGGTTGGTGTCCTTTGCTGCACTTGTTTCTTTTATTAAAATACAACAAGCTAACATAGGTTATACCAAAAGAGTAGTAATGGATGAAGCAAGTAAAAACTTGCAAAAGTCTGAAAATTTGTATAAATTAAATAGTAGTCCTTTTAGACATATGGGTAGAAGTGGTCTTGGTCCAAATCAAAAGTTAAACAGATCACCTTTTAAAAATTTAAAATAAAAAAGTATGCAAGTATATAATGCTCTTCAGCTCAAAAAAGGAGCTAAAACTGAACATAATAGATTAGGTAGTATCACACAACCTTTACAGTTTATCCCTAAAAAGGAAAAGGATGACAAGTGGGCTGCATGGAATCTTGACTGGTTAGAGTGGAATGGACTTAAACAGATTAAAAGAAATGCACGTAGGTTAATGAAGAATTATAAATTAGCTAAAGGTGTTATTGATAAATCTGATTACATCATTGAAGAAGACAATGACTACAGAGATATTATTGAGACACTTACTAAAGAAGATGCTTCCGCGCTTGAGTTAAAGTTTTATCCTATTATCCCTAATGTTATAAATGTATTAGTAGCTGAGTTTGCTAAAAGATCTAGTAAGTTATCATACCGTGCAGTTGATGAAGGTTCCTACAATGAAATGATGGAGCAAAAAAGACAAATGGTGGAGGACGTATTAATGCAAGATGCACAGATGAAGATTATATCTGCATTAATTGAACAAGGTCTGGATCCACAATCTGAAGAAGCACAACAACAATTATCACCAGATAAAATTAAATCATTACCTGAGATTGAGTCATTCTTTAAAAAAGACTACAGATCTATGGTAGAACAATGGGCTACTCACCAACATGAAGTAGATGTTGAAAGATTTAGAATGGATGAGTTAGAAGAAAGAGGTTTCAGAGATATGCTTATTACAGATAGAGAGTTCTGGCATATGCGTATGATGGAAGATGATTATGATGTTGAGTTATGGAATCCTGTACTTACATTTTATCATAAGTCTCCTGATGCAAGATATATATCTCAATCAAACTGGGTAGGTAAAACAGATATGTTAACTGTAGCTGATGTTATTGATAAGTATGGATACTTGATGAATGAAGATCAGATGGCATCACTTGAAGCTATTTATCCAATTAGGTCTGCGGGATATAATATTGGTGGTACTCAGAATGACGGATCTTTCTATGACGCTACTAAGTCTCATGAATGGAATACTAATATGCCATCATTAGGATTTAGACAATACTCAACTGCAGCAGCAAACAGTATCTTTAATGGAGGTGATATAGTTAACTACATACTTAGAGAAGGTGAAGATTACTATGATCAAGGTACAGCATACTTATTAAGAGTAACTACAGCATATTGGAAGTCTCAAAGAAAGGTAGGGCACTTAACTAAAGTTACAGACTCTGGTGAAGTTATCACTGAAATTGTTACAGAAGATTATAAAGTAACTGATAATCCTATATATGATACTAAGTTATTTAAAAATAAAACTAAAGATAATCTAGTATATGGAGAACACATTGACTGGATCTGGATTAATGAAGTATGGGGTGGTGTAAAAATAGGACCTAATATTCCATCATTCTGGGGTATGAATAACCCAGGTGGTTTTACTCCTTTATATATTGGAGTTGATAAACAAAACATTGCTCCATTAAGATTCCAATTTAAAGGTGATAATTCTATATATGGATGTAAGTTACCTGTGGAAGGTGCAGTGTTCTCAGATAGAAATACTAAGTCTACTGCTTTAATAGATTTAATGAAACCATTCCAAATTGGTTACAACATTGTAAATAATCAGATAGCAGATATCTTAGTAGATGAATTAGGTACAGTAATCTTACTTGACCAGAATGCATTACCAAGACACTCAATGGGTGAAGACTGGGGTAAAAACAACTTAGCTAAAGCTTATGTTGCAATGAAAAACTTCCAGATGTTACCATTAGATACATCTATTACTAATACAGAGAATGCATTAAACTTTCAGCATTTTCAAAAATTAGACCTTGAACAAACTAGTAGGTTAATGTCAAGAATCCAATTAGCAGGATACTTTAAACAACAAGCATATGAAGTAATAGGTATTAATCCACAAAGAATGGGACAACAACTTTCTCAACAAACTGCAACAGGAGTTGAGCAAGCAGTAGGTGCTTCTTATGCACAAACTGAAATGTACTTTATTCAACACTCAGATTACTTAATGCCAAGAGTACACCAGATGAGAACTGACTTAGCTCAATTCTATCATTCTACTAAACCTTCTGCAAGATTAACATATGTTACTGCAGCAGAGGAGAAAGTAAACTTCCAGATTAATGGTACAGATTTGTTAATGAGAGATTTAAATATCTTTGCTACAACTAAAGCTAATTACAGAGCTGTATTAGAACAGTTGAAAAACATGGCAATTAATAATAATACTACTGGAGCATCTATCTATGACTTAGGTAAGTTAATGCAATCTGAAAGTATTTCTGAATTAAACTCTGTACTTAAAAACTCAGAAGCTAAGATTAAAGCTCAGAAAGATGCAGAAATGCAACATCAACAACAAATGCAAGAGCAAGCATTACAAGCTAAAGCACAAGAAGAAAAACTTAAAGCTGATAGTTTAGAGTTAAGAGAAGAGAAAAACAGACAAAGAGATATACTTGTTGCTGAAATTAGAGCTGCTGGATTTGGTGCTACTCAAGATATTAATCAAAATCAAATGTCAGACTTTACTGATACTATGAGAGATATACAAAAGACTGAACAGTTTACAAGTCAGATGAGTCTTGAAAGACAGAAAGAGTCTAACCGTATGTCAGTAGATAATCAGAAGAATCAACTTGAAAGAGAAAAGCTTATGACACAGAAAGAAATAGCTGATAAACAACTACAAGTAGCTAGAGAAAATAAGAATAAGTATGATTCAAAGAATAAGTCAGAAAATAAGAAATAAGGTTTAGCTATATAGTGCAAAAAATCAAATTGTAAAAATAGTGTATTTTAAATTTTAGAAGTTTATTTGTAAAAAAATAATTATATTATTAATAGTAACATAAAGACCAACATATGAATACTGATGAGCAAACAACACAAGATAACACTACAGTATCACAAGTAGATGTGAACTTAGATGAGTTATTTGGAATGCCTGGTGCGGATAACGTGATGCTACCAGAAGAGGAAGAGGAGAAAAAAACCCTTTTTACTAAAGAAGAAAAAACTGATTTTGACTTTTTAGATAGCAAAACAGGAGTAACTAGTAAACAAGTAACACCTGAAGAAACTATTACTAAAGAAGAAGTTGAAGAGACAATTGCTGAATTGGATAACTTAATTAGTCAAGAAGAGGATGCTGGTAATAAAGGTAGACCAAAAGTTGACAAGTCTGGGTTATATGACTTAGCTTCTAAAATGATTGAGGAAGGTACACTATTTGGATTTGATGATGATAAACCATTAGAGGAGTACACTACTAAAGACTTTAGAGAATTGTTTGAAGCTAACTTTCAGGAGAAAGAAAGAAAGATTAAAGAGGATGTGCCAAAAGAATTCTTTAATGCTTTACCTGATGAGTTAAAAGCTGCAGCTAAATATGTTGCTGATGGTGGACAAGACTTAAAAGGTTTATTCAGAACTCTTGCTCAAGTAGAAGAAGTATTTGAATTAGATCCAGAGGATGAGAATCATCAAGCTGAGATTGCAAGACAATACTTATATGCTACTAACTTTGGTTCACCAGAGGAGATTGAGGCAGAGATTGAGGACTGGGCTGATGTAGATAAACTTGAGCAAAAAGCAAAACAGTTTAAACCAAAATTAGACAGAATGCAGGAAGAGATTTTATCTAGAAAACTTGCAGAACAGGAAAGTAAAAAAGAGCAACAAATACAAGCTGCTAAACAATACACGGATAATGTGTATAATGTATTATCAGTAGGGGAACTTGATGGTGTCAAGCTTGACAAAAAAGTTCAGAATATGTTATATAGTGGATTAGTGCAACCATCTTATCCATCTATATCAGGTAAACCTACAAACTTATTAGGACACCTATTAGAGAAGTATCAGTTTGTAGAACCAAGACATGACCTTATTGCTGAAGCATTATGGTTACTTGCAGATCCAGATGGTTATAAAAATAAGATTAAAGACCAAGGTACTAAAGCTGCAACTGAGAAAACAGTAAGAATGTTGAAAACTGAAGAGGCTAAAAAATTATCTTCATCATCATCAACAGAAGAAAAACAAGCTCCTAGAAAAACAACAGGTAATACTATTTCTAGAAGCACACCAAATAATATGTTTAAAAGATTTTAATAAACAATATAAACAAATAAACAAATACAAATGGCAACTCCAGTATTAAATAATGGTATATTCCTGCGTGATACGGCATACAATGCTAGTTCACATGTGGATTCATACCATTTACAAAACATGCTAAAAGATGCAGAACCAATGGATTTAGGTCCAGTAGACTTATGGGCTATGGCTCAAAAAGTTGAAATGCCTTTATACCAGTTGTCTTCTTTTGGTGGAAAAAATGTTATCAATGTGGATAACGCAAGAGGTGAGTACAAATGGCAAACTCCAGTATCTATTGATCTACCTTACATTGTAGAAGATATTGAACCAGGTAATACTGCTAAAGGTATTGAAGGAACTACTTTCAAAATCAAGTTGAATAAACGTGAGTTTGGACATGGTGATATCATTACTTATGACAAGTATAATGGTGTTGAGATGTACATTACTGCTGATGATATCTTACCTATTGGTGATGGTTTCATCTATACAGTACAGTTAGTTAACAATGATAACTATAAGTACATTGATAATGCTTACTTGGCTAATGGTACTAAAGTATTCCGTAAAGGTTCTGCTAGAGGTGAGTATGGTGAGAGATTCTCTGACATCCAAACTAACACAGGATTCCGTGAGTACTACAACTACGTTGGTGGTGCTGAAGCACACGTTCATTACTCTATCTCTTCTAGAGCAGATTTAATGATTAAAGGTGGTATGAATGCAGATGGTACAGTTCCTGTAACTGAAATCTGGAGATCACACTTAAAAGGATTAGATCCATCTATTTCATCTTTAGATGATATGGTTAAAGTAATGGGTAAAGACTCAGTTAAAAAAGCATTTGATAATGGTGATTTATCAAGAACTTTCTTAACTAATATGGAGGCTGCACACTTAACTAAGATTGCATCTGATATTGAGACTTACTTAATGTGGGGTCATGGTGGTAGAGTACGTCAAGACGGACCAGATGATGTAAGATTATCTGTAGGTTTATGGAAACAGTTAGATAACTCTTTCAAACGTATCTATAACAAAAACAACTTTAACTTAGACTTATTCAGAGGAGAGTTATACAACTTCTTCAATGGTAAGGTTGAGTTCCAAGGACCAGATCCTAAACGTCAACTTGTTGTACAAACAGGTATGGGTGGTATGAGAATGGTTAATGAAGCTATTAAACAAGAAGCTATTTCTTCAGGTTTATTAATTCAAGCTGCTGATATCGGTGCTATCACTGGTAAAGGTATGGACTTAAACTTTGGATTTGCTTATACATCTTACGTTATTCCATTCTTGGCTAATGTTAAGTTTGTATTGAACCCAGCATTTGACAATGTTCATACTAATGATATTGAGAACCCAATCATTGATGGTTTCCCATTATCTTCTTACTCATTCATTATTTTTGATATCACAGATAATACTAATGACAACATTTACATGTTGAAATTATCTTGGGATAATCAATTGAAATGGTGGTACCAAAATGGAACAATGGACTACATGGGTAGATCTCAAGGATTCCAGTCTTCAGGACAATTCAACGGTTACCGTGTAATGATGTCTCAAACAATGCCTGCTATTTGGGTTAAAGATCCAACTAAAGTATTGAAAATTGTTATGAGAAACCCAATTACAGGTGGATCATTCTAATATGTCAAAGCAAAAAAAGGAGGGGCCAGTCTCCTCCTTTTTTATTATATTTACAATTATAAACATTTTAAAACCAACATAAAATGGAATTTACACACGTAGAAGTATTTAATACTAACAAGAGCAACAAGATCTCTATCAAGCCTTACTTTGACAACTCAATGTCAAATATGGGATTAGAAAATTATGGTCAATCATTATTTGATGGAGTTAAACATTTTGAACAACTAGCATGTCTAGAGCAAAATGGAGTAATAAGATATGTAACAGGGTTAAATGAATTTGCACCTGAGATTAAATTATTACCAACAGAACAAAGAGAAGCAAAAGTAAAACAGATTAGAATTGCTGTTGCTGAATTAGAAAGAGAGTTAGCAGCTAACATATTAGATGTTGAGAGCCCAACTTTCTGGAATGATGTTAAACTATTAAGACCAGACAATAAAGAATTCTGGAATAAGATTAACATGTCATGTGGTAATGAACCAGTGTATTTAGACCCTACTAATCCATATGATAGAATTAAATTATATGCTGTTGAAGCAGGTGGATTTTCACTTGTATCAAGAAGCTATGATGATGCTAGATCAAAAGCAGTACCACCAAAATTTTACTTAGATAAAGTAACTGAAACAAGTGGTATCAAAACTGAATACAAAAAACTTAAAAATAAAGCTCTTGCTGAGTTACAAAAATTGTTTGATAAAAACAGTACTAAATTATTTTACATTGCTAAGTCAGTAGATACAGCAAGTGTACAGTATAAAAAACATACACCAAATGATGTTATTTATGATAACATGGATAGACATATCAATGGTGAAGGTACAGAAGGTAATAAAGAAAGAGCAGCAAAAGGATTCTTAGATGCAGCAGCTTTAGATATGGAAACATTAAAAATTAAAGCAATTGTAAAAGATTCCATATTTTTTAAGTATATTATTAATAAGTCAGATGGTTATATCTATCATGCTAAATCAAATAGCTTGTTAGGTAGAAATGTTTCTGATGTAATTGAGTTCTTGAAAAACCCTTTAAATGAGGATATTTTAAAAGACTTAAACACACAAGTTGAAAAAGTGTGGAATATGTAAACAACTTCAGGGTATACTAGTAACCGCTAGTATACTCTTTTTTAAATTATAAGTTATGGCAAATGCAAAAGTAAATGTTCAAAAAAATGCAACAGGTAGAGTAGGTGGTACTAATGCTCCTGTATATGCATTAAAATCTGCATCAGGTAAATCATGCGGTAAAGTTAATAAACCTCAAGCTGCACCTAAAATGAAAATGGGTGGAAGCAAAGGTAAGAAATGTTAATTTAATAAACTTTTAAATTAATAATCATGGCAAGTAAAATAAATCCAAAAGGGATATTCAAGTCTAACTCAAGATCTAAAGGCCCAAATCCAAAAGGTATAAATCCAAAAGGAGTATATAAAGCACCAGCTAAACCTAGAGTTAATCCAAAAGGAATTAATCCTACAGGTATTGGACCTAATAAAGATGGAATTAATCCTGGAGGAATTAAGAAACCAGTTACTCAATCTAGTACACCAAGAACTAGAGCTGGAGTATCTAAAGGAAATACACCAGGTACAGCTGCAAAATATGCTCAAAAAAAACCTATTACACAAACTCAATCTACAAGAACTAGAGCAGGTGTAACAAAAGGAAATGCTCCTGGTAAAGCTGCAGGTATGAGATCTCAAAAGTTATCTAATCAAAAAATGACTTTATCTCAATTAGAAAATGCTGCATCTAAAAGATATAAACCATTAGGTGCAGATGAGTTATCTAAAACTAGTAAAACTGTTACTGAAGGTGCTAATAAACTTTTAAAAAAGACAACTGAAAAAGCTAAAGCTAGCGGTATGGATTTACCTAAAAGTGGAAGAAAAAATGTAACAGCACCTAAAGCTTTTTTTAAAACTGATTTGACAAGATTTAAAAAAGTAGGTAAAAGAGCAATAATTGGTACTGCTATTGCATTAGCAGGAAAAGCTTTATATGATAAAGTATCAGAAAAAAATAAAGCTACTGCACTTGCTAAAACTAAAGATGACGCTGCTAAAAAAGCTAAAGATGATGCAGCAAAAAAAGCTAAAGCAGACGCTGCTAAAAATCAAGCTGCTAAAAGTCAGGCTTTAAAAAATGAACTTGCTAAAAAAGAAGCTGCTAAAAAAGACACAGTTAAAAAATATGCAGGAGTAAAGGACAAATGGGGAAGATCAGCTTCAGATAAATGGTTTGGATTTGATCCTAAAACTAAAGCGTTTACAACAGTGGATTTACCTAAAAAAACAGAAGTTAAAAAGTCTACTAATACAGTAAAACCAAAACCTGTTACTCCTAAACCTGCTCAAGTATCAGAAACTCCTAAAGTTGATAATACAACAGCAAGTACTACAAAAGAAGAAGTAGGAACAATTCCATTAAAAACTGTACCAACAGTTGAAGCACCAAAAGCTATTTTGTCTCCGGCACCTTCAAAAACTACATCAACTTCTCCAGCTTCCTCAACGCCAAGTTCTAGTACTATTAAAAAACCAGAACCTAAAGGTGGTTTAATTAATAAGATTAGAGGTGCTGTTAATGAAAGTAGAGAAAGAAGAGTTGGTAGAGCTTTTGGTAGAGGTGATACTGAAAGAGCTGCTGAACTTGAAGCAAAAATAAAAAGAACAGAAAGTAAAATGTATATGAAAAAAGGTGGTGTTGTTAAAAAGACAAAACCTAAAAAGAAATAGTTATGCCAAAAGATGCATGTTATAGTAAAGTAAAATCTTCTTATGCTGTGTTTCCATCAGCTAGAGCTTCACAGGCAATTGCAAAATGCCGTAAAGCTTCTGGTACTGTAAGAAAAACTGAAGAAGGTACTAAGCTAAAAAGATGGCAAGCAGAAAAATGGCAAGATACAAAATCTGGAAAAGCTTGTGGAGCCGGTGGTAAAAATGAATACTGCCGGCCTACTAAGAAAGTATCTAAGGATACACCAAAGACTAAGTATGAACTTACCCCTTCTAAACTAGCTGCTAAGAAAGCTGAGAAGTCTAAAGTAGGTATGGGTAACAGAGTTAAAAAAGCATAACTATGGCAACTCTAAAAACAAAAAAAGTTAAAGTTACTGCAGGTAATGAAAAGCATGTAGTTTATAAAAAGACTACAAAAACTGGTGAAGGAAAAGTTGGTCATATAATGGTTAACCATCCTACTAAGGATAAAGGTCAGTGGGATACAATAGATCTTACTGCAAAAGGAAGAGCTAAAACAATTAAACAGGGAGTTGCTGCTACTAAAAAGTGGCATAAAGATAATCCTGATTATAAATATAAAGGTAATACAATGGCAAAGACAAGAGCACAACAAGCAGCAACTGCAATAGCAATGAAGAAAGCTGGTAAGAAACCTAAGAGTTTACCTAAAGCTCAAACTGGAGGTGGAGTTATTATAACACCTAAAGGGAAAATAGTACGTGGTACACCTGAGAAAAAAACTATGCCAGGTGGTCCAAGATATACTGTTCAAACTTTAGATACAGCAGGTTACTCAAAAGGTAAAAAAACTTTTGATCTTACCACTAAACCAAATATATCTATGGATCATGCAGGTCCTATTATTTTAAAGAAAGGTAAACCTGTAGTAAAAGTAACTAAAGTACCAAGAGCTAATGTTAATCAAACAATTAGTGACTTGAAAAAAGGTTCTACTAAAACAACTGATCTTAGACCTAAAAAGAAAAAATAATGGCAAAGACACCAGCTTGGACAAGATCTGAAGGTAAAAATAAAACTGGAGGATTAAATGCTAAAGGAGTAGCTTCTTATAGAAAAGCTAATCCTGGTTCTAAATTAAAGATGGCAGTTACAACTAAACCATCTAAACTTGATCCTGATAGCAAAGATGCTAAAAGGAGAAAGTCATTCTGTGCTAGAATGTCTGGAGTAAAAGGACCAATGAAAGATGAAAAAGGAAGACCTACTAGAAAGGCTCTTTCTTTAAAAAAGTGGAATTGTTAAATTTATATATTATGAAAAAGTTAGGATGTGCTAAATGTGGTGGCACAATGAAGAAAATGAAACTTGGTGGGTCTGCAGTTAAAAAAGCACCTGTTGAAATGTATGGTATTCCTCAAGAAAATATGGGTACTTCTGGTCAAATGGGATTTGGTAGAAAAGGTGGTACATTAAAAAAAGAACACCCTATTACTACATTCAGAAAAGCTGATGAAGCTAGAAAAGCAGTAGTAATGAAGTCATTGTCTAATTTTAAAAAGAAATAGTCATGGCAAAAGTTACCAAAAATAAAACAGTTAAAAAGGTTTTACCTAAAGCACAACTAGGGACACTTGTAAAAACAATTGGTAAATTTGCTAAACCAATTATTAATGCAACAAAGTCAGCTATGGGGTACAGCAAACCTGCTGTTAAGACTATTACTAAAAGTCCTAAAGTAGTTGTTAGATCTGTTAATAGAACAGTAAAACCAGTTGCTAAAAAAATTAATTCTGAAGTTGGTAAAAAAGTACTTATAGATAGGCATCATGCTAAATTAGTAAATGCTAGCAATAAAACTGATAAAAAAGCTTTTAAGATTGCTGCAGGAACAGCAGCTGCAGTTCCAATTGCAGGTATTGTAAATGCTTCAATAAATAAAGCAAAAAAACAAAAAGTAGTAACTACTATTAAACCTAAAAAGAAATAGTCATGGCATCAAGATCAGTTAAAACATCTTGCAAAAATACTAAAGTAAGATCAGCTTCAGGTACATGTGTACCTGAAAGACCTACCATGAAAGAAGGTGGTAGTAGTCCATTTGGTATTCTATCTATTATAGCTGGTATAGATAATAATCCTGGTAAATCACAAGCAGATAGAATTGCTGGTGCAAAAATGAATAAAGCCCGTGCTAATAAAATGGCTAAAGGTGGTTCAGTACATCCAGGTTTTAAAGCTGTACAATCTAAGATTGCTGCTAAACAAGGAATTAGTAAAAAAGCTGCTGGAGCTATATTAGCATCATCAACTAGAAAAGCTAGTGCTAAAGCTAAAGCTGCTAACCCAAGACTTAAACGTGTAAAAGGATAACACATGCAAAATAGTGTATTAATAATAAAAGTAAAGCAAAGGCTAAACAAATTAGATAGCCAAGACTATGACAACCTTGAATGTTGGCAAGTAGTTGAGGCATTTAATAAATCTCAAGTAGAGTGGGTCAGAAGACAGCTTCATGGTATTAATATTGTGAAAGAAGGTGATGAGCAATCAACTAGAAGAATAGATGATTTACAATTATTACTGGGCACTATTAATATACCATTTGTTAAATCTGAAATATCATCTTATGCTGACTTACCAGATAATTACCTACAGTGGAAACGTGTAGATATTACTGCTAAGAAAGGATGTTGTGATGACAGAAGAATGTCTGTGTATCTTGCTGAGGAGGGTAACTTAAATCAGTTATTATTTGACAATGCTAAGAAACCTAGTTTTGAATGGGCAGAAACATTTGCTACATTAAAAAGCAATAAGGTTAATGTGTATACAAATAATGATTTTGATATTACCTCTGGTGCATTAACATATTATAGACAACCGGTACGTATTGAAGTACAAGGGTGTGTTGACCCATATACAGGAGTACAAACAACAACTAATGTAGAATGTGAATTTAAAGATGATATAGTTGAATTACTTATTGATGAAGCTGCAAGTGTGTTAGCTGGAGATATAGAATCAGGTAATCAATTCTCTAGAGGAACAGAGACTGCAGAAAGAAACAATTAATATTTATAAAAAATGGAAAGACCAAAATTATTAAAAAGAGAAGCATCAACATCTGCAGCATCTTACTCAGTTCCATCTGGGGGATCAGTAGATTCTATGGTAGCTGCATGTGTAAGTGAATTAATGAATGCTGCAACTAGCTTTCATAAATTGCACTTGAAAGTATCAGGTGCAGGATCATATGCTGCCCACAAAGCATTAAATGAATTATATGATGCCTTACCAGGACATGCAGATGACTTAGCAGAAGGATATCAAGGTGCAGCTGAAATATTATTACAATGTGCTGATGTATCTCCAAGAACATTAGCAACACCAGCAGATGCTTTAGCATACATCAGAGACATTACTGCTATGGTATCTGGATTACAAGCTAAGATGCCTTACTCAGAGATAGTAAATTCTTTAGATACTGTTAAAGACACACTTAACTCAGCTAAATACAAACTATTATTTTTAAAATAATTTTGCTAAAACAAATAGTTTTAGTATATTATATATATGTTTATAAATTAAAAAACAAAAATTATGGCTTATTTTAATCATGCCTTTCAAAAGGCTTTTGTTGGAACAGATGGTTTCACAGACCTTGGTCAAGGTCAATTAGGTACTCCAGGAAACATTTTAGCAACTGGTCAGTTTGCTTTTGTTGATCCAAAAACATGGGAAGTACAAAATACTAATTCAGCTCCTACAGGATGTTGCCCATTAATCTTGGCTTCAGGTTCTTTGTATGAGAAAGATAAAGTTGGTTCACATGGTGGTTACTTAGAATCTAATAAATCTAAGATCATTAACCCTAAGTACATCAACAGATTTTACAGAGTTGATCCTAATATTGCTCAACAAAATGTTATCCACATTGGTGACACTCCATTTACAAATGGAACTGGTGCATGTGAGAGAGAATTCTTATGTGATGAGACTTACTCTTTACGTATTGATGTTAAAGGTTCTCCAGCTTTGAGATTCTTAAATCACAATGCTTACTTAACTGTTGATGCTTACACAGGATGTTGTCCTGCAGGTTCAATTGCTCCAGTAGCAGTTGATGCAACTTTAGTTATGATCCAATGGGCTAATGCAATTGTTGGTTATACTGAACCAGGTTCAATTAGTTCACCTCCAGTTATTGTTGATGCAGCTAGAACAGTTATCTCTCCATTTGTATTTCCAGTAGTTACTGCTGAAGATAAATCTTTATGGTATAAACCAGGAACAGTTACTGCAGGTTTAGTTCCACCAGCTGGTTACACTATTGGTGGTACTTGGGATAACTATGTATCTCCAGGACATGTTGCTGGTGATTTTGCAGGTATTACTTTATTTGGTGCTTATGTTGGAACAGACTTTAATGACTGTACATTCCAAACTTCAGATTTCTTTGAAAAAGAGCCAGTTAAATTGTATGCTTCTTTAGTTGATTACAATGGTGCTCCATGTGAATTTGAAGGATTATGTGTAGAGACTGAGTGTGAAGGTTTACAAGCAATGGGTCTTGGTGAGTCAGTTTTAAGAGATGTTATCTTATCTGAAAGATACAGACAAAACTTCTTTGCTACTGATTTCCGTATCAGAGAGGTAACTCAAGGTAACCAACTTTTGAATGTTATTAACAGACAATCTTTATATACAAGATATTACTTGCAACATTCAGTTCCACGTTTTAACAACCCAACAGGTACATTTGATAATGACCAATACTTGTTAGAAGTTATTACTGATGGTGCAGATACTGACTTTGAAGATTTTGTTAATGACTGGACTTCAAACTGTGGTCAATGTGTAGAATTAGAAGTAGTTGATGCAATCACTGCATGTTCTCCAGTAGTTCCAATTCCTGCATAAGCAGTAAAATTATATTACTAACAAGGGAGGTGAATTAATTTTCCCTCCCTTTTTTTTTAAATTATTATGGCACATCATATATTAAGTTTAGAAGTACCAACTGTATTAAATACTTGTATCATGTCAGTATTAGATACAAGTGTGTATTCAGAATTAATGCCTGTTTCCTGTCCTACATTAAATGTAACAGTTCCAGGATTTACTTACTCAACTCAAATCAATACTGTTCAAGGAGCAAATACAATATTGACTGCGTGTGATTTACAATTACAAACTCAAGGATGTGATGGTACTGTACTAAGTGATTTACCTGATGGTATATATGCTATTAAATACAGTGTGTCTCCTAATGATATTGTATTTGTAGAGTATAATCATTTAAGAATCTCTAAAGCATTAAATATTTACAATAGTATTTTATGTAAATTAGATCTTGCTGCATGTGAGCCTTCAGCTACTATCAAGAAGAAACTTGAAGTATTAAAGATGGCTAAGATGTATTTAGATGCAGCTAAAGCAAAAGTTGAATTTTGTCATGAACCAAATCATGGTATGTCACTTTACAACTATGCATTAAAGATTATGAAAAAATTAGATTGTAAAAATTGTTAAACCATTAAAAACCAACAAAATGGCTAATTGTCCAAACTGCAAAACAAGATTGACATGTGGATGTCAAAAAAGAACTGCTTCTAATAAAGCACAAGTATGCTCAAATTGTATTAGTAAATATGAAATGGGTCTTAAAAAAACACAAGTAAATAAAACTACTAAATAGAGTTTAATACTGGTAATATAATTTTAAATTAAATCATTATGGATTGTCTTTGTTTTACGGTTACTAATACAAACAGTACTGATCAAGAAATAGAAATTAGTAACTGTTGTACATTTACTATAGAAACAATAGTAGTTCCTGCAGGTGAATCAATAACATTTTTTGGTGAACCTGGTTCACGTCCATCAGGAATAATAGTTACTGAAAATCCTCAATGGACAACATGTGAAGATTGTTATACACATAATTATAAATTATATAACTGTATAAATAATCAAATAAAATATACTAATGATATAGAATGTCCAGATTGTTATAATTATGTTGGTAATATAGCTTATACAAGTATTACACCAAATCATTGTTGGTTAATAACTGAAACAATTCATACATCTGGAACAATAATACCTGTTGAAATACTTCCTGAACTTAATTGTACAGTATGTTTACTTAAATGTTATACAATAACAGGTACTGGTAACATTACATATTTTAATGATTTTGAAGACGGATTAAATACAACTACAGCACCAGCAAGAATATGTTCAAGTATTTATCCTGAAGTTACGGGTAATGACTTTCAGATATTTGATAATGGACCATGTGAAATATTTGAAAAATATACAACGTGTGTTGAAATATGTTACATGCTTACTAATTGTGATACTGAAGAAGTTATATACTCAGTTGATCAAGATTTAGCATTTCCATATAACTTAGGACAAACAGTTAAGTTAGCTGAGTTTGATGGATGTTGGACAATTACTACAAGTGAGTTTTGTCAATCTCCAGTTAATACTACTGTGATTCAAGCATTTACAAATTGTCAAACTTGTAGTCCACCTGTATACTATAAACTACAATCATGTAGTCTATCTGAACCATTAACTTTATTTACATCTCAAGATATTTCTGCTTATGTTGGTAGAACAGTTACACTTGAAGAATATCCAGGATGTTTTATTGTTACAGTATTTGAAACTAGTTTTCCTTCACCTGTAATAATTACTATTACAAATAGTTATGCTGATTGTCCTGAATGTGCTGCACAAAGATATAAGTTGATAGACTGTGATGGTATTAGAAATTCAATTTATACTACAACAGATTTGTCTGCATATTTAACATCAGTTATAAAACTTACATTTTATCCTGATACATGTTGGACGGTAGAAGAAACACAAGTAAATACATCTGATGATTTGGTTATTATAGATAGCCAATATGCATCATGTGAAGTATGTACAACTAATACTGTTTGTTTCTGTAGTGCTATAACAAACAATAGTGAGACTACTCAAACATTCCAATTTAGAGATTGTGATAATAATATTCAGTCTATTGTTGTAAATGCTGGTGAAACAAGTAGAAAATTCTGTGTACTTAAATGGTTATTCCCTGAAGGATGGACATTACCAAAACTATTCAGCAATAATGGGGATTGTGTTGACGGAAGATGTACACCTGATGTACCATTTAAAAGTGTAAGACCAGGATACGCATCACCCGCATGTTCATCTGAATATTATGAAAGAATAGCATGTGCTTATTCAGAAATACTATACAAAGATGTAATTGCACAAAGATATGGTATTGCACCATGTTGTCCTGAAGAAGAACTATATAGACTTGATATTAAATATCAACTACTTGAGTTACAGGCAATTAATAATCCAGATTACATATGTAGACCATATAAACCTTGCTGTCAAGAAAATGATAGTTGTGGATGTGGTTGTAATTCTTAATTAAAATAATTATATTATAATATATACAAAAGATATGAAACCATTAAATTTTGATAATTCTCCATGTAGTCCAACTTCTTCAAATTGTGTAATTTGGGCAGGTCCGGACTTAGCATGCATAAATGTATGTAAAGGAGATAATATTACAGATGTTACTGCAAAACTAGCAACTGAAATATGTGCTATTTTAGATACGTTAAATATTAACTCATATGATCTTGACTGTTTCAATTTAACAAATTGTGCACCACAGACATTTCAAGATTTAATTAACTTTTTAATTGTCAAGATTTGTCAATTAGAAAATATACCAGTTACTCCAGTAGTACCAGATTCAGGTGATTGTCCATCAAATTGTATTGTTGATGTTGCACCATGTCTTGTTGAGAATGGTGTTACTACTATGTCATTAACAGACTACGCAATTGCAATTGGAGATAGATTATGTTCTCTTATTGATACAGTTAGTTTACAACAAATAGCTATTACTGATTTAGATGTTAGGGTAACAGTATTAGAAAATACAGTTCCTCCATCATATACAACTCCTACAATGGAAATGGGTTGTGATATTGCAACTCTATCAACTGGTAGTACACAAGGTATTGATACAGTTATTAGAACATTTATAAATGATATTTGGTGTACATATGTAAGTACTACAGGTAATGCTGGATGTCTTGCTGCTGCTGTAGCAAGTCAAACTGTTGATGGAGGTGATTCATCAAAAACAAATCCATTAGTAACTATGTCTGTACAATATGCAGGATTATGGATTGAACCTGCTTCAACAATATGTGACTCAATTAATAATATTTGGTTATGTATTGAAGATTTAAGAAATGCACCAGTACAATCTCCATTTAACTTATTAGGTACAGCAGTTGATGCGGGTAGTAATAAAACATCTGCAATTGAAAGATATAATTCTATTTACACAGTTGGTTATGATTCATATTTTAATTCTGTAAGAGTTGGTCTTGGTAATAGTAATGTAAGTTCAAATACAGCTATAGGTTCTTTTGCTTTGTTAAGTAACACTACTGGTTCATTTAATACTGCAGTTGGTAGATCTGCTTTAACAGCAAACACAACAGGTATTTATAATGTTGCTGTAGGTACACGTGCATTAACTGCAAACAGTGTAGGACAAGCAAATGTTGCTATTGGGGATTACTGTTTAAATGCAAACTTATCTGGTGATTATAATATTTCAATTGGACATAATGCAATGTCACTTAATACAATTGGAAACAATAATGTTGGTATAGGTGAGCAAGCATTGTATAAACAAACAATTGGTAATTTAAATACTGCTATTGGTTCATATGCAATGAATGATAACTTAACTGGTAGCAATAATACGGCAATTGGTAATCAAGCATTGTATAGTAACACTACAGGTGGTAATAATATTGCAATTGGTGATATAGCAGGTAAAATAGATTTATTAGGTGCTGCAAATATAAATTCTAATACATCAATATATATTGGTAATAATACTAGGTCATCTACAACATCTGATACAAATCAAATTGTAATTGGTTTTGCTGCAGAAGGTAAAGGTTCTAATACAATTCAAATTGGTAATACAAGTATAACAAGAACATATTTACAAGGTGATATTACAATCAGTGATGCTACAGCAGTTACAGCAGCAGTTGTATCTCAAACTAAACATTTTCCAATTGTAATAAACGGTGTGACTTATAAATTATTACTTGCAGATTAATATTAAAATAAAAATTTTTCAATTATGAATACATGTATAAAATGTGGTTGTGATAATTCTTATCCTTCATTGCCACCAAGTCCAACTCCAGCACCATGTCCAGATCCACAACCATGTGCAGAATTTTTTGACGCACAATGTGTAGTATATACATTACCTAATATTACATGTGATGAAACTACCGTAGTATTTCAAGATGATACAGTAGCTGCAGCACTTCAAAATATTGTAGATTATTTCTGTGAAGCAATTGCAACATTAACAGATTATGTTAATGCACAATTAACTATTATCAATAATAGACTTACAGTTATTGAAGGAGATATAGTAAATATAGAAAATGACATTACAAGTATTCAAGGTGATATTACTACTATTGAAGGTGATATAACAACTATTGAAGGTGACATAACAAATATAACAACTCTTGTAGGTCAAGCAATGCCTGTAGGTTCTTTATTAGCTTGGGCTGGTAATCAAACTACAGTGGCTCCTCCAACTGGTTGGTTATTTTGTGATGGATCAACAGTAAGTAAAACTACGTATATTAATTTATACAATGCTATTAAGGATGATTTTAGTAATGGTGCTCCAATACCAACTAATCAATTTTACTTACCAAACTTAATTGAGAAAATACCATATGGAAGTACAGCAGGTAATGTTGGTAATCTTGTAGGTAATAATACAATGAACGGAACTGTAGTAGGTACAGCAACTGTAAATATTGATATTAATAACTTACCAGAACATAATCACACATTAACTGAAGTAAGTATTACAGGAGGTACTCACGGACATCTTATTAAAGCAGACCCTAATGGTGGTGGAACAGGAAGTAATGATGGTTTTACATTAACACAAAATACTACTAGTGAATATAATGCAGGACCTACTGGTACTAACTGGATTTATGGTGGTGGACATACACATTCATTTAGCGCGTATGTTACACAAACAGGTGAAACAGGTACAACTCAAGCATCAGGAACTATCTCAGGTTCATTTACAGAAGACAATAGACAAGCTAGTGTATCAATAAGATACATTATAAAATATTAAAAGAGTGTCGCAGTTTGTTGGTTTCTGTGACTGACAACAAGACCCCGGTATATGCTCAATACCGGGGTTATTTTTTATATATAAGTTTAAAGTACTATATTTGTTTTAGCATGCAGGCTTTTATAAGTCTGAAAAATTTAGTATATTAATATATAAGATATGGAAAGCAAAATATTTAAGAGACCAGATGTTAAAGGTAAAAGATTTAGAGATAATGTACATCATACTTTAAATCCTAAATTCTATAAAGCATTTAAAAACAAGTATCCTAAGTATGCTGAAATAGATAATAAAGATTTAAGAAAAATATGTTTAGCTTTTAATAATCTTTTTTGGGAAACTGTTATAGAAAATAGAGATGGTGTGCAGTTACCAGAAGGTTTAGGTAATATATTTATAGGCACATGTCAATCAAGTAAGAAAAGAAATATTGATTATGGCAAGTCTAATAAATATGGAATCATTGTTACAAATACAAACTGGGGCACTGATAATAAACTGGCTAAAATATTTTATACAAATTTTGCATCTAAGTATCACTTTCTTAATAGAGACTGTTGGGCTTTTAATGCATGCAGAAACTTTAAAAGAACTGTAGCAAAAACATACTCAACAAACTGGCCAATATATATTACTGTTGAACCAATGAAAAAGATACGTAAAATAGTTACAAGATCTAAACAGAGGGAATACATGAAGAGTGTTGAGGACAATAAATTAAAAACATATAATGAATTTGATATATGACAACAATTGGAGAAGCAATATCAAGAGTAAGAAATGCTCTTAAAGCAGTTAAAGAAGATCCATTCTTAACTGATAGAACAATTTATTTTGCAATATCAAAGTATGGTAAAGCTTTATTAAAAAGAGAAGATAATCAGAATAGACTTATGAAAATAAGTTCTATATTTTCTGTATTAACTTATGTTGAGTTAATTGACATTGATAAAGTTGAAGCAGGATGTGCAGGTATTACATCAGGTTGTTACATTAAAAGAACTAAAGAAAAACTACCTAAGTTTTTTGATGGTTTAAATGGACCACTTATCCGTACTGTATCATCATTAGATACATCAGTAGAATTATTTAGAACAGATCCTGGAACTTATTCTTCTATGACTAAAGTAAATAGTTTTAAGTATAACAACAAGAAATATTTTTGGTATTTAAATGGATACTTATACTTACCTAATGTACCTTGGGAAGCAATTAAAGTGGAAGGTGTATTTGAAGATAACATATCAGGTTTTACCTGTGATACTTCAGAGGAGTGCAAATTTAGAAATGATGACCAATTGCCTTTCCCAGATTATTTATTTGGTGAGATTGAGCAATATGTGTTAAAAGAATTAACTATGTCTATCAATGTACCAAGCAATGGACCTGATGATAGTCAAAACTCATTAAGATAATGGATTTTAATTATACACTTAACTCAACAAAAATATGTTGTAGATGTAAAAATGAATTTCCATTAACTACAGAATTTTTTCATGCAGCTAAGTTTCTTGCTGATGGTTTCAATAGTCATTGTAAAACATGTAGAAAAAAAAGTTACCATTTAAGAAGAACTCCTATACAAGATTTAGAAAAAACTTTAAGTCAAAGATTTAGTGATTTAAAATCAAGGACTAAAAAGAAAAGATTAAATTATGGTGTTGAATTAGATTTTGATGTAAAGTATTTAATGGATTTATGGGAAAAACAATCAGGTAAATGTGCTATATCTAACATAGATATGACATATATACTTTACAATGGAGCAGTTAACACAAATGTTAGTGTTGATAGAAAAGATTCATTAAAGGGTTACACTAAAGAAAATATACAATTAACATGTGTTATAATTAATAAAATGAAACTTGATTTAACAATTGAAGATTTGACATATTATTGTAAACAAATAATTAAAAATAATGGATTTTAACTATACTTTGAAGCTAAGAACATTTGACCAGTTATTGGAAGATGTTACTATTGATTTAAATACTTATGCTCTTGAGAATATGATTGAGCCTCAACAACTTATTAAAGTTGCTAAGAGGGTTACATATGATTTAGGTTTAAGAATACATATGACTAAAGAAGCAATTCTTGAAGTTGAACATTACAAGGTAAGGCTACCTGATGATTTCTATACATTAAACTTTGGTTCTATATGTGGAAACTTTAGACAGGCTGTAGGTTACCATCACGGTGGTACAACTACTATGGAAGTACCTTATAGTGAAGTACCAAGTACTGTTGATATATGTGCTCCTATTACAGTTAACTGTTCTACATGTAATGCAAATCCATGTAATCATACAGCAGCTTGTCAGGATCATGTATCAGATTGTTCTCCTGTTGTGGTTCCTCCATATGATCCAAATAACCCATATGGTGATACTTGTATTAGACCAAGAGTATTCTCTAACTGTAAAGGTGATCAGTTTGAATTAATTCAAGTTGTACCTTCAGGTGAGACTAGAGTATATGAAGCATTGATTCCATTAAGATTCAGATCATCACAAGAAATAGAATGTGATTGTCCTAATCTATATTTAAAAGTACCTAATGAGGCTTGGATTAAAAATGGATTCTTACATACTAATTTTGAATGTGGTAAAATATATCTTAACTACCAGGGAACACTGGAAGATGAGAATGGTAACTTATTAGTTCCGGACCATGATCAGATTAATGAGTACTATGAGTATGCAATGAAACAAAGAATATTTGAGAACTTATATATGAATGGTGAGGATGTAGTACAAAAGTTACAACTTATTGAGCAAAGATTAAAAGCAGCAAGAAACTATGCACTATCTATTGTTAATACTCCTAACTTTGCAGAGATGAAAGGTTTATGGATGGCTAACAGAAGAGCACAGTACTCAAAATATTATGACATGTTTAAAAGTTTTAACTACAACAGCATGCGTTTATTATAATACTTTTACATTATGGCAAAGAAAAATATACAAAATACAAGTCAGAATGAAACTAATACTTTTGTAAAAGGATTAAATAAAGATTCTGATCCTACGTTTATTTCAGAAGGTATGTGGACACACGCACGTAATGCTGTGAACAATACACTTGAAGGTAATATAGGAACTTTATCAAATGAAACATCTAATGTATATTGTGCAGAAGCAGGAGCTACATTATTAGGTAAAAAATATATTATTGGTACTATTCATTTATATTCTGATAAGTGGGTAATATTTACAGTAGCTTATCCTAACAGTGGTGTAGGATTACCTACAGGACATGAAATAGGTTTATTTGAAGAAGATACTTGTAAGTATAGAATTATTGTACAAGATGCTTGTTTAAACTTTGATAAGAGATATTTAATCACTGGTGCATCAAGAGAGAAAGAAGATTGCTCTTGGGCAGTATATTTTGCTGATGGGAACAATCCTGATAGATATATAAATATTGGTGATGATGCATTATGGCCAGGTTCTACTTACTTATGGATTGGAAACAATACATACAGTAATGGTGTTACTGATATACAATGGCCAGGTGTACAATGGAATCAAATATGTCATACTGATGGATGTCAACAAACTAGTCCCGGTGTATGGCCTCCTGGATGTCCTGAACCTAATGCATGTATAACTTGTGTGGATGATACAACATTAAATTGTGAAGATTTAAGATTAGCAAGATTAATGAGTACGCCAACTATACAAGTTAAACCAGCTGTTGGAAGTGGTGAATTAAGAAATGGTTCTTACTTTGCTGTTATTGCGTATACTATTAAAGGTCAGAAAGTTACAGATTATTTTTCTCCAAGTAATACACAACCTATTTGGAATAAGAATGATGTACAAGGAAGTATTGATATTTTAATTGATGCAGACAATGTACACTTTGATGAATTTGAACTTATAGTAGTGCAGATTATTAATCAAGGTGCTGTAGCTAAAAGAATAGGTTTATATTCTACAAGTACAAATGTAGTGCACTTAGATCAGATTAAAGATTCATTAATTACAATTCCTATTGAGCAAATACCAATTAGGAATATTGTATATGAAACATCAGATCAAATTACTGAAGTTAACAATTACTTGTTAAGAATTGCACCTAGGTCTAAGTTTGATTTTAACTATCAACCATTAGCTAACCAAATACAAACTCAATGGGTATCTGTAGAATATCCTTCTAACTATTATGTTGAAGGAGGAAGTAATACAAGTTACTTAAGAGATGAAGTATATACATTCTTTATAAGATGGGTATATAGTACAGGTGATAAGTCTTCATCATATCATATACCAGGTAGAGCTCCACAGACATTCCAAATACCAGGTACATCTTCTATAGTATCTGAAACTGCTACTAATGTAGATTTCAATACACTAGAAACTGATGATAAAGTATTTGAGGTATATAATACAGCAAGTGTACTATCTACTCCTGGTACTGTATTACCAGATGGGGGTATTGTTAGAGCAACTGGAAGAATGGGTTATTGGGAATCTACTGAAAGTTATCCAGATAACAGACCTGATATTTGGGATGCCTCATCACAATGTTGGACAGGAACTACTGATCCGCAATATGATTTATGTGGTAAACCAATTAGACATCATAAGTTTCCTGATAACTTTAACACAGCTTCAAATACTGATTTAACAAATCATTATTCTCAAGGTGGTGCTAATATTAGATTAATGGGAGTTACCTTTGGTAATATTATTTTACCAAAAGATAATGATGGTAATGATATACCTGGAATTGTAGGTTATGAAATACTAAGAGGTTCTAGAGAAGGTAATAGAAGTATTATTGCTAAAGGTATGATAAATAACTTAAGATCATATAACATAAGAGGTAATAATACTCAAGGTAGAATAGGTTTATACCCTAACTATCCTTTTAATACTATTACTCCTATATCAGATACAATTGGTGGTAATGTTACAGGACAAAATGATCCATATATAAAATTAACTGATAAGAACAATAATGTTATAGATCAATATGTACCATCTAATTTTGTTACATTTCACTCACCTGATACTAATTTCAGAACACCATACTTATCTACTACAGAACTAAAACTATATGGTAGATTATCTGGACAATCTGTACAGTATTTCCAAGAGCCTGCAGAACATCCTAACTTAAAATTAATTGCAGATGCTGCAGTAATCTTAATGTTTATAGGTGGTGTTATTCAAACACTATTACAACTTACTGGTAAAACAAAAGTTAGTAGTCAAAAGTCAACTGCAGCTAACGTAACTACTGTAGCAGGTACTACATCACCAAGTGTTATTATTGCACAAACTGCCTTAGCTGTTGCAACTGCAACTTATGATACTGCTATAACTACATACTATACAGGACTAGGTCCTATACTTGATATGTTTACAGGTGGTGCCGCTTTAAAAGCAATACAAGGTTCTTATCAAATTGCATTAGACGCAGCAGCAGCAGCAGGAGCAATTTCTCCATCTAATGCTACATTTGAAAAAGAGTATAGTGCATATGAACTTTTACCTCCAGTAGTAGGTGCAGCTTTTGCTATTAAACAATCTGCATATTATTTTTCTGAAGGTGCTAACTCAACACTAAGAATAATTTATGCGGGTTTACCTTATAGACAATTTGCATTACAAGCAATAGCAGAAGGTTTTTATAGTTCATTTCAACCACCGGTTGCTTCTAACAGAAGAAGATTTAATATTGATGATAGTCTATATTTAAGTGATAATATACAAACTGTTAAACCATATAGTGGTAACAACTATGTAATTAATAATCTTAAAAGACAAAAAACGGTTCTTGTAAGAACTACTAATAATCTTAAAAATAATACTGGTCCAGACTTTATTAATGCTGACCAGTCATTAGTTACATTAGGTACAGCAATACAAGCTGGTGGTAATCTAGGTTTAAATTTAAACTTAGATATGGAAAATAAAAAAAGTAATGTTTTTAATTTACCTATAGCAAGTCACTATGCAGGTCTAAAAATAAAATTAAGAAATCAGTATGGACAATTAGATTCTATTAATCAAATTCCAATTACACCATCTGAGCAAAAATTAAATTTTAATGGACAAAATACTACTAATCAAAGTATTAGTTTTTGGTGTACTATTAGTACTCCTTTAGGTCCAAGAGCTAAAGAAATATTTATTACAAAATTACAACAAACTCCAGTGTTTTTTGGAGGTGATACTTATGTAAATAGATATACAGAAAAGAATAATATGTTCTTTTTCTATGACTGGTTATATGGTCAACCTGATGGATATGAGTATAATTACTTATTAAGAAATATGATTACTGAACCAAGGTTTTGGTTAAATAGTCAACAGTATGATACAAGTCATTTAAAACCATCTAACTGGTTAAATCCTTCTCAAGGTTCTGGTCCATTACCATCTGATTCATATAACCTTGATTATTTTGAAAGTACATCCCGTAGATATGATTATGCTTCTGATCAACCAACAGGTTTTCCTGATACATATCCAGGGGTATTAGGAATTAAAGATTCATATTTTTATTTAGCTAATTCTTCAGTAAGAGATTTCTTTGTTGAGTCAGATGTATTAGTTGATTTTAGACAACCAGGTATAGCAACATGGGAACAGCATTATGATCATAATTCATATACTGATTTACCTACTATGTTTAATATGAATCCTGTAAATATTACTAGAGGAAATTATTACGCATATGATTATTCATTGAGTGTATCTAAAGTGTTTACTCAATATTTTTCACAAGGTAATTTACAGTCAAGATATTATAATCCTACGGTATCTCAGTTATGTTATACATATTATCCTGATAGAGTTGTTTATTCATTACCACAACAAAATGCTTCATCTAAAGATTCATGGTTTGTATATCTAGTAAATAACTATAAAGAGTTTAAAAATAGAATTACCTCAATTAAAGCTTATGCTAAAACAGGTATGTTTATTACATTTCAAAACTCTAGTCCATTAGTATATCAAGGTGTTGATACTTTACAAACAGATTTAGGTACTAAGATTACTATAGGTGATGGTGGTTTATTTGCTAATCCTCCACAAAATGTTACTATATCAGATACTGAATATGAATATGGTTCATCTCAAAATAAGTTTGGTGTAATTGCTACTCCAGCTGGTATGTATTATGTATCTCAGAATCAAGGTAGAGTATTTGCATTTGAAGGTGGTCTTAAAGAAGTATCTCAACAAGGTATGAAATGGTGGTTTAGTTTATTCTTACCATATAAACTTACTGAGGACTTTCCTGATTATCCACATACAGATAATCCTGTAGCTGGTATTGGTACACAAGCAGTATACGATAACTACAATGGTATTATATATTTCTGTAAAAAAGATTACAAGTTAAGAAGTGACTTACCTGCAAATACTAGTGTAGTATATGAACCATATGGTGATTACTTCTTAGTTGATGGTATTACTAAAGTAGAGCTGGGTAACCCACTTATATTTGAAAATGCATCATGGACTGCAAGTTATGACCCTAAGAGCTCTTATTGGGTATCTTACCATGACTGGCATCCTGACTTTGTAATGCCTGCAAGACAGTACTTTATGACTACTAAAGCAGGTAAGATATGGAGACATAATGTATCATGTAATAGTTACTGTAACTTCTATGGTGTTCAACATCCATTTGAAGTTGAGATACCATTAATTACAGGTCAAACAGTTACTACTCTTAAATCTATGGAATACATTCTTGAATGTTATAAAAACTCTACACTTAATTGTGTAGATCAATACCATGTTTTAGATTTTAACTTTGACAAAGCAGTAGTATATAACTCTGAGCAAGTATCTGGTTATTTGAATCTTAACTTGTTTCCAAAAAATAATATTACATTAGCTAATACATATCCTAAAGTTAATCCAACTTCAATAGATGTATTATTTGCTAAAGAGGAAAACAAATATAGATTTAATCAGTTCTGGGATATTACTAAAAATAGAGGTGAGTTCCCAATAGGTTCTAATTATCCTCCAACAGGACCATTAGTACCGGGCACTACAGTACTTGCTGGTAATTATACTCAAGAAGTAATATGGAATACACAATCAAATGGTTACATCAAAACATTAAATCCACTTAATTTGGATTATAATAAGCAACAACTTGAAAGAAAGAAGTTCAGACATTATTTAAATTTCTTATATTTGAGTAAGACTGACTCTAAAGATGTCAACATGATTGTTAAATTAAGTAATAGTAAAAATCAAATATCACTCAGGTAATGGGATTCAATAAGAAAGTATTATCTAAAGCTGTATCAGAATTAGGTAAAGCAAAAGCACCGGGTAAACCAAAAGATATAACAGTTGATCCAAGAGGTTATTGGAATCCAGCTAATCAAGGAGAACCCGTAAGAGTACCAGGTGGTGATGACATTAATGGTATGGAGATTACAATGCATCAAGTTAGTCAACCTATATGGGCTCAACCTAATGTTGGACCAGGTGCTATAATGTACCCAGAAGAAAACCGTCATTTTCCAGGTGCATCTTATGTAGATGAAACTCCTATAGCTAAAAAAGGTGGTACAGCAGGAAAATTATCTAGTGGTAATAAAACTGTTACTAAAGTAGTAAACATTAAATTTGACCTACCTGATTTAAGTGGTGCTAAAAAAATTGATGATAAAGTTACTTTAGCAATGTCACCAGATAGCTCAGGTGTATTTACTATTGGTAAAGATGTAGAGAAATTCTCAGGTATTAAAGAATCAGAAGTTAAAGCTGATATAGCAGCAGGAAAAGAAAGTCCTGAAGATGCTCTTATATATGGTTTAACTAATGTCATGAATGGAGGTAAAGATGTTTATCTATGGATAAATGGTTCAAGACTTCAAGGCATGGCTAAAAAAAATGGTGCTGATGAAGCTATTACAGAAGTTGTATCACATGAAGCAATACACTTAGCAAGACATTTAATAACAAGAGCTATAGCAAAAAAGAAAGGTTTAAATCTTAATAATGAAGATTGGATTAAACATGACTATGGTGCAGGTGAATATAACTGGCCAGCAGTAGGTGATGAAAACAAAGAGAATCCTATTGTACAAATAGATGAGGAATCATTTGCTACTGCAGAAGGACTAATTGTAGAACAGATACTACCATACTTTAAAGAGATGGCTAAGAGCTATTTAAAAAGTACAGACAGTAAAGAATTTAAAAAAGGTGGTACACTTCAAAGTAAGAAGTACTCTAAGAGTATGTCTGCTACTAATAAGTTAATGGCTAAGAACAAGTTATTCCAAAATAAAAAGAGTAAGATATTTGATCCTAATGCTGAGTTTCAACAAGGTGGAATAAAGACTAATCCTTGGTTATATACATATGATTTAGGAATGCCAAATTCAGAAGTAGTAGGTGGTGGTTTTGATACCCAATTTAAATCAGGAATACACGGAAGTTTATCTGGTGAGATACCATTATTTAATAGAAACTCACAACCATGGTTATCACAAAATGTTGGTATAGGCCGTGGTTATAAAGGTTTATATGGTGATGTTACATTAAACAATTCATCTTCTGCAGGAAGTTTACTTAATCCAAGTTTAACTACTAGTTTACAATATAATAAAAACTTAGGTGATCATTATAATTTTAGAGCTGGTTTATCTAATTTATCAAGTAAAGGTTCATATTTTAATCCAGAAATTAATGCTGGTATAACTTATAGTTTTAAAAAGGGTGGTTCTAAACTAGGTCCTATTAATCTTAATCCAAATCCATTAAGCCACTATGAATTAAACTATGGTTTTAACTTACCAGTTAAACAAGATGGTGGTGAATCTGATTATGAAGAACTAGAACTTACTGATGAAGAAATACAAGCATACAGAGATGGTGGTTATGTAGTAGAAGAAATACCTGAACAAGAAATAGGTGGTTATGTACAACATGAACTAGTTAAAGCACAAACTGGTTTAGAACAAAATGATTCAGATGTATATACATATGCAGGAAGACCAGATTCTTACTATAAGAAAGATGATAAAGGTCAATGGCTGATTAGTAATAAAGGAACAGGTAATAAGTTTATTCCTATTAAAGATCCAAAAGGTGATAGAGCAAAAATCTTAAATGCTGAAGCTAAAAAAAATGTACCAATGACAGATAGTCCTTATGCATTAGCAGCTTCAAATTTTGCTAATGATAATGGTACAGATTCTAAACAAGCATATATTGATAAATATCAAAAGTCACCTGAACTTGCAAAACAAAAAGTTGTAAAACAATTTAAGACAGATAAAGAACTTGCAAAAACAGCAGAATTTATAAATAGTGGAAAACTAGAAAATTCAACAAATACAGATCAACAATTAGATCCAAGACTTATGGGTCCCGTAGGTGATAATACAAGAACTACAGCAGGCTTTAATGGCCAACAAGCTTTTGAAGGAGCCTTACGTTATAACTCACCAGAAAGTGTAGAAGAACGTAAAATACAAGCTGAGTGGGAAAAACAAAAATGGGATGAGTATGCAAAGAAGTCATTATATGATAGAGTTTTAGATAGAACACAAGCCTTTGCTGCAAACCCCTTTGTATTAACTGGTAATGTTTTATCAGGTAAACAAGGTTTTATTCCAGGAATGGGTAGAGGTTTATTAAATAAAGATAATCCTGAAGAATATGATAGATACCTCCAAGCTACTGGACAAGTAAAAGGTGAGGTTAGCTTAAGTGATATGCTTAATTTTGCAAACCCTACTCACTGGGGAGCTAGTGCTGGAAATGAATTTAGTAAAGGTAATTATGGTCAAGGTGCAACGGAACTTGGTTTATCATTATTAGGTGTAGGTGCAGGTAGAGGTTTATTACAAGGTAGTAAAGCTCTTGCTCAAAGTTTAGGTAGAGGAGCTAAATATGTAGGTAAAGCAATGAATACAGCACCAAAATTTTTACCTGGTGCAACATTAAACAATGCTATAAATGCAGGTTTTGCAGGTCATGGTTTAAATGAAATTGTTTCAGGTGATGTTGCTGAACCATGGAAGAAAGCAATGAAGAGTGGTAAAGGAATAGATTATGCAACTGCATTAGGTGAAAACGCCATGACTGCATTAGAACTTGCTCCATTAGTTGGACCTGCCGCAAAAGGTTTAATTGGAGGATTGAATGCAAGTAAAGAATCTATAATAGGTGCAAAAAATATTTTAGGTGATTATAGAAACATTGAGCAGTTAAGACTTGCTAATCATTATAAAGATTTTAATACAGCAAGTAAAGCACATCCAACTATATTCAATGATAAAAAAGTATTTGATGCAACTAAAACTGAAGCAAAACAATTATTAAAAAAATATAAAAAAGACTTTACTGAAAACTTTGGAGCAGGTAAAGATGATGAAGTATTATTATATGGTGCTCATAATGATTTAAAAAATGCAGTTAAAAATAAAAACTTTTTAGCAGAAGATGAATTTGCAAAATCAGCTGGATTAAAAAATGACTTAACAAATCAGGAAAAGTTTTTAGCAGATGCATATCAATTAGAATACTCACCATACTTTAATAGAAATATACGTAATGGTAATCAAAAGTTTTCAGAATATTTAGCAGATGATTTTAACTCACTGATGAATAAAAATAAAACAGCTAGACCAGTACAAGTATCAAGAGTATCTGATTTTGATAGAAAAGTTAAAACATTAAGAAAGGGTACATCAGAACCAGAAATGGTACATTATAATGATCTAAAAGAAGGTGATGTTATTTATCCAGAACACAACTGGAGTACTACTACTGATTTAGAAAATAATGTTTGGGGAAGTGGTAATCCATCAGCAAAAACTGCACGTATTAATATACCAGAAAATCAAGGTGTATTCAGACCTAATATGTATAAAGGTACCCAGTATGCTAATGAACAAGAACTTGTATTACCAAGTGGTTTAGGATATAAAGTTAGTGGTGTTAATCCTCAAGGTTTTACACATGAAAATCCTAGATTCATGTTTGATGCAGTTACTCCATCAGCAGGTACAAGCGGTACATTAAATGCTGGTATATCACCAGATCTTATTAAGAATGCTGTGGGACCTAGAAATAGTGTTTTAGCAAGAATAGTTGATAATGCATATTTCTCACCTCCATTAAATAAAACAATGGATAGATTAAGTCCATTAAATTTAATACCGGGATATGGTTCTAAATTAACTGGTGCTACAATGCCATTAGGTAATGTTATTAATAGAAGTATTAAAAATGGTAATTTAGTAGAGGCTCCATCATTATTAAAACAAGCAAAAAATCTAGTTAAAACTACTGAGGCAAAACCATTAACTACACAGTTTAATAATTTAAACTCTGATATTTATGCAGCTAAAGTAAGTGGTTTAAATCCTGGTTCAACAATTGGTGTAGGTCAACCATATAAACAAGGTTTTTTAGGTAGAACATTTGCAAAATCAAAAGCACAATATCCTGTTCAAAATAGAGTAGGTGAAAGTTTATCTCAAATACCATTAAGTGATCCAGGTGTATCATTACATAGAAGGTTACCTTTTTCTAAAAGATATGTACCTATTGATAAAGAAAAACTTATGAATAATAAGTTTCAATGGTCAACAACTGGTTCAGGTCTACAAAATCTAGGAGAAAAATTTGTTAAAAGTGCTCCTGTGTATGGAGCTTTAGGAGCTGGAGCTGCAGCATTAATGTACAATCCTTATGATTATATGTCTGAAGATGCTGCAAGAATGGTTAAAGAAGAAAACATACCATTAGAAACTTTAACAGATTTACCTACAAGAACTGATGCAACTAAACAAGGATTTAAAGATATGCAACAATCACCATTAGAATTTATAAAAAATCCTGATCCATATGGTGTTAAGTTTTATGGTTCAATGTTAGGTTATAGTCAAGGTGGTAATGTTATAACTGAAGAATGGGAAGATGAACTGGATGATTATACAATTAACCTATTAAGAAAAGCAGGTTACGTTGTTGAAGAAATTGATTAAACTTTTAATGTTTATAGAGTAAATCAAAATTTATTATATTTAATATATATTACATATTATATGAAAAAGAAAGTAAGAGTATATAAACCAGGTGGTGAAGCTGCTCAACCTACTCAAGAAGAAATAGTTAATTATATTGCTCAAAGAATGTCATCTGATGACTTTGATGGTGATACTGATACATTAAAAGAAGAGTTAGCTCAAGCTGGTATTGATGAAGTTACAGCTGAACAATATATTGAATATGTTAATGAGAACTTAGGTTTATCAGACCAATCACAAACTGTTAATCCTGAAGATGCTGCTGCAATAGCTGCTGAAGAAGAACAAGCTGCATCAGATGAAGAACAAGCTTTACTTAATGAGCAAAATGCAGCAGAAGAGCAGGCAAGACAAGAACAGATGGCTGCAATGTATGATACTGGTATAGATACATCTGCTGATGAAGCTGCTGATGATGAAGCATTATATATGCAGTATGGTGGTTCTAAACCTAGTAAAAGAAGTTTTATTAACAAGTATACTAAACTTGCTAAAAAACAAATGGGTGGAGATGCAACAAATCATACTCAAGGTCCAGATACAAAACCAGCAACTAACTTTTTATCTGCTGTAGCTAATACAGCTAAAGATGCAGTATTAAAACAAGAAGCTGAACAAGCATATAATTCTATCTATGGTGCACCACAAGTAGGAGCATTTCAAGATGGTGGTATAAATCCAGAACAAATTGATACTGAAAGTCCATTAGATCATTGGACTAAGCAAAGTCAAGCTATGGGAGATATTTTTAAGAATAATCAGAATATTCAAAATGATATGCCTCATGGACAATTTGGTGGTTTTACAGATACTAATTCTGGTTTATATAGATTTATTGGTGGTGGAGATAATGAGTATATTGATGAACAATATCAAGATGCTGATTTAGATTACCCACAGTATGCAAAACATGGTGGTGCTTTACATAAATATCAAGAGGATGGTGAAACTACTGAAGACTGGAAAGCTAAGTATGATGAACTTGTAAAACAAAATGCAGCAGGAGAAGCACTAATTAATAGAAGTAGACCTTATGGTAGAAGTAATATTATAGGTGGTAATTTTGGAGGTGGTAATTTTCCTATAACTAGAAATAGATATAACCAAGCAATTGGTAATCCGTATTATACAACTACTGGTGAGGAGTTACCTTATGGTACTGATATTAGTAAATTAACACCAACAAGTACTGTAACAAAAAAAGGTTTATTTGGTAGAGATAAAGAAATTACTGTAAACTTTAGAGACCCATCTGAGTATTTAAATGCACCTACTAATGTAACAGCTTCTAATTCTACAGCTGCTACACCTACAAATCAAGCAGGTACACCAAGTACACAAGTTACTAATCCAAGTATGTCTTATTATCCTGGACCACAAAATGATCAACGCTTTGCAAGACGTATGATGAATTCAGGTATACCTGTTATACAAGGTATTGGTTCTTATTTTGTTGATACAAAAAGTCCATCTGAGAAAGAATTATTTAATGATAAAGATGAAGTAGCAAGAGTAAAAAAAAGAATGTCAGACTTTATACCTATTGATAAATTATCACAAAAAACAGAGGCAACAAAAGCATATGGTGGACCTATTGACTATACTGAGTATGCTTATGGTGGGGATATATCTGTACCAGAATTATATAGAGCACAAGCAGGAGTAGAACAAAAACTAGATCCTAATGATAATTCAGTTTTTGCTTTTAAACCTTTAAGTGATGCAGAGTTAGAAGAACAATCTCAATATGATCCTGCAGTACCAGAACAAGAACAACCAGAATTAACTGATGCACAAAACTTTCTAAAATACCAACGTGATTTTAATCAAATGAATACATATGCTCAAAAAGCTAAAACTGCAGATGCTCCGGGTGTAGGTACAACTAGTAATCCAATATATCAAAAAGATATTTCACAAAAGTTTAAACCTAAATCTGAATGGAATGTTGATGGTCCAACTTTAGGAACAGGTATTGATTTAGCTGAAAATGCAATAGCAGGTACATTAGAAAAAGCTGCTGCTAATAAACAACAGAATCAATTAAATGAGTATTACAAGAATACTATTAATACATTTGGTACAAATGACCAATATAATGTAGGTACTTATGGTGCTAATCTTGGTGATCTTAGATCAAATGATACTGGTTTTATGGGTGTTGTTAAATATGGTGGAGGTATTTATGCTATGGGTGGAAACACTGAAGATGAAGGTGATGATATCCAATATATGACTGAAAAAGAAATTAAAGACTTCCTAGCTAATGGAGGTGAATTAGAATATTTATAATTTTGTATTATGTACTTTAAAGTAAGAATAACTAAGGGATTACCACAAGCTAAAACAGGAGGTTTTACAGGTAACAATTTAAATAAGCAAGTTATCAGTTTTGGTGGAGCTGATATGAATGCGGCATCAAGACATCTTGAGAATACTAGATACTTAAAAAAAGTACCAAGAGATGAGGCTAATTTAGAAGCTGAAGGTGGTGAAACTGCCTTTGGTGATATCAATGGTGATGGATTCACAGAGCACATGATTATCAGTGGTAAGAGACATCATGAAGGTGGTGTCCCATTAAACTTACCTGACGGTACATTTATCTTTAGTGATACTGCTTCTATGAAGATTACTGATTGTAATATTCTAAAAATGTTTGGTAAAAAATGTGGAACTAAAGGTTATACTCCAGCTGAGTTAGCTAAACCATATGACTTAAATAAATATAGAAAAATATTAGAAGATCCTAACTCAGATAAAATAGATAAGAAATCTGCTGAGTTAATGATTAAAAATATTAATCTTAAACTTGGTGCATTAGCATTAGCTCAAGAAGCTAAGAAAGGTTTCCCACAAGGTATACCTGAAGTAGCTAGACCATACATGGAAGAGATGGGTATTAGAGAAGAAGACTTAATGCCACAAAAAGCTCAACCTGAAGCTCAAGTAAATCAACAAGCTATGCAAAATCCATATGAAGCTCAAGGAATGCAAATGCAATCTCCTGAAGAAGAAATGATGGAGCAAGGACCTGGTATGCAGAATCCTCAAGAAGAAATGATGGAGGCACCTATGGCTCAGTACGGTATGTCAATGGGTGGATATGGAATGCCTTTCCATGATACACAATATAGAACAGGTGGTACATTAACTAGATACCAAAAGAAAGGTGAAGTTGATGAAGAAGAAGATGATGATAAAACTACAGTGTGTACAAAAAATGGATGTTTTAAAGTTAAAAAATATACAAAAGATGACTTACCTGCTGATGCAGTAGTTAGAGATAGAATTACTGTTGATGCACAACCAGGGGATTTTATTAAACAAGAAAATGGCTCTTATTATAAAGTTACTAAAGCTTCATTAGTTGGTAATCCAACATCTGATTCTAAGTCAAGTAAGATGACAATTGAGGAGTTTAAAAAAGAGTCTCCTGAAAATGCTAAACTTATTGATGATGCAAATGCAATTATTAAAAGAGGTATAGATAATAAAACTATTAAAACTGATGGTAAAGGTAATATTCAAATAACTAATCAGTGGAGTCCTACTGAATTAGAAAGAATACTTGTATCAAGAGCTTTAAATGTTTCTAATGCAGAAGGTAAAAAATTTGGTACAGATAAATATACTATAACAAGTCAACAGGCTACAGGTCCATACTCTAAATTAGTTAATGGTAAAATAAAAGGTACAGGATCATTTGTTGCTGGTTTTACACCAGACTTATATGAAAGAAGATTTATATTTGAGCAGGCTAAAGGTTTAGGTTTATCTGATGAAGAAGCTTTAGCTGAAGTAGATAGAATTCAAAAAGATGATAAAACTAAAGCACAATTAAGAAGACAATTCTTAACTACTCTTGGTGTAAAAGATATACCTAAAGAAGATAAAGATTTATTATCAGAAGACTTTTACAAAAAACGTTATAGTGATGTAACAAGTGGTATTGAAAGTACATTAGCTGCATCTAATTATAGACCAGGTATTGGTAATGAGGGTTTATCAGGTCTTGAGCACTATGATGCATTTGGATTTAAACCAGGTTTTGATTATGAAACTGAAGCTAAAAAAGCAAATGATAAAGCTGATACAACATCTACAGATATTACAGATGAAGAAAGTGATTATCAACCACCATACAATGTTCCACCAGCTGCATGGAAACAAGATAAGTTAAACTTAGCTAATGCTGCTGTTGACTATTTAGGTAGAAAAAAATACTTACCATTTGCAATGCCTTATGCACCACAATTACAAAATATTATATATGCAGATCCAACAAAAGAATTAAGTAACTTACAAGGACAAACTTATACTAATAATAATGCATTGGCACAATTTCTAGGAGCTAATGAATTATCAGCAAGACAGTCAAGTAACTTTGGTCAAATGGCTGCACAAGCTGCAAATGTTATGAATAGATATAATGCAGGTAATGTTGATAGAACTAATGCTTTAACAGGACGTAATACAGATATTATGAATGAAGCACAAAGATATAATCAAGGTTTAACTAAACAGTTATATGATCAAAATGTTGTAGCTAATCAAAACTATGATAATACTGAACGTGCATTTAGACATAACTTAGTAGATGCAGAAAATACATTAACAACTAATAAATGGAAAACTGATGCATTAAATCAATTATATCCTCAGTATGCAGTTGATCCAAGAAGTGGTGGTAGAATGTATTTTACTCAAGGTAGAAAAGCAAGACCTACATCTGAAATGGATGATATTCAATATGCTGAAATGATTAATAATAAACATTTTGCACCTGAAGTTCAAGCACAATTAATTAAAGGTAGAAACTCAAGAGCTAGTCAAAATCAATTTGGAGTTGATCCAAACATAATGGGGCTTATGTACGGTAGTAATAAAAAAGGTGGTTCTTTAGATGCAGCATATGTAATGGGTTCTAATGTATTCCCTTTCATGTTCTATTAAACTTTTCAGGTTTAGTAAACTTATAAAATTTTAATATATTTACAATATAGACAAACATTAATATTATGGCAACTTATCTTCAAGGAGTTACAGATTATATACCTCAGTTTCAACCCTTTCAGCCTGATTTAAACTTTTATGCAAATGCATTGCAGACAAAGCAAACTCAGTATGATTCAAATTATAAAGCATTAAACAATGTGTACGGTCAGTATTTTTATGCTGATCTTACACATGGTGATAACGTTAAGAAAAAAGATGAATTACTTAAAGCAATTGATTTTAATCTTAAACGTGTCTCAGGTTTAGATTTATCATTAGAACAAAATGTTGAGCAAGCTACTCAAGTATTCAAACCATTCTATCAAGATAAGCATCTTATGAAAGATATGGCTTGGACTAAAAATACAAATAGTGAAAGAAACTATGCAGCTGGTTTAAAAAATGCTAGAGATGAGAAACAGAGAGCACAATATTGGGATGCAGGTATAAGAGCCATTGATTATAAAACTGAAGAATTCAAGAATGCTTCACTTGATGAAACAATGAATATTGGTAATGTAAGTTATACTCCATATGTTAATGTAATGGAGAAAGCTCAAAAGATTGCTAAGGATGCTGGTTTATCTGTTGAGACTGTAAACATGAGTCCTGATGGTAAATGGATTGTTAAAAACAAAAATGGTGAACAATTAATTCCTCAGTTATCACATTTATTTGAAGCTACTCTTGGAGCAGATCCAGCAGTAATGGATGTATATAGTACTCAAGCATATGTAAACAGAAAAGACTATGCATATTCTAATGCTGCACAATTTGGTGGAGATCAAAATGCAGCTGAGATGAAGTATCTTTCTGAAAGTTATAATATGCTTAAAGCAGAAAATGAAGCTAGACAAGCTGAATTAGAAAAAACTAATGCTGTATATAATAAGAAAGCAAGTAAAGTAGAAAAGGCTGTTGCAGAAAATAAAGCAACACCGGATACTGCAAGTTATTTGGAAAGATTAAATGAGGCAAGAAACATTAACTCTAAATTACTTAGTTCTACACAAGAACATGTTTCAGCATTATCAAATGATAATGGTACCGCTACTACATCTTCAGGATTTGAAAATCCATATGGTGATATTGAATCACTAAGATGGAAAGTAGATAATGCAATGGCTTCTAAGTTAATGCAAAAAGATCTATATGAAGCAGCTAATGTGTTTGCATATAAAGATGCTAAACAAGACATGACTGCTAATCCATATGCTGTACAAGCTGAAGCACATGCATATAGAATGCAAGAACAAGCTTTTGCTGCAGCAAATAGAGAAAAGCTATTTAAAATGAAAATAGCTAATGAAATGGATAAAGCTGCACCTGCTCAAGAAGGTTATGAATGGGATAAAGATCCTAATAGCCCAACATTTGGAAGAGCTATACCAAAAGAAGATGGTGATGAATACTTTACAGAAACAACAGCAGAAGGTTCAAGTACTGATATAGTTAACTTAAGAGATGTATCATCTAGTCAAACTGATAGGTTTATTGATAAAAACGTTGTTCCATATTTAAAGAACATGTTAGTAACAATGCAAGACTTAAAAGGTGAGTTAGATCAAGATGATATGCAGACTATATTTGGTGATAAAAATATGACTATTGAAAAATTTAATTCTCAATTAAATTCAGACCCATATAAGTTTATAAAAGGTACACTAGGTATATCTAAGTTGAAAAAAATTACATCAGGTTTCCAAAAAGTTATAGCTCAAAACTATAACGTAGGTAATGATGCATTTACTGAAGCAGGTAATAAAATGAAAGGTTATACAACTTCATTAGATGATTTCTACAGACATGCAAATGAATTAGAAAAATGGAAAACAGAATCTAGAGATATTGTACTTAAACATGTTGAAGAACGTGTAGATAATAACTTAAAAGGTTATGTTAGTAAGATGTTTGATGCTAATGGTAGACAACTTACTAAAGAAGAATTTGTTAAAAAGTATCCACAAGGAATGGAAATTGGCCCTTTTAATAGAGGTGAGTGGATAAAAATTGGTGGTAAAGATGTATATGCAACTAGTAAAAACATTGATAAATTAATTACTCAAGCAGGTGAAAATGAATTAAATAATGGAACATATACAGGTGAAAGTTTAATAGAATATAGAAATAGAGATAAAGATAATAATTGGTTATCCTTTACTAGGCAAACAACTGATAAATCTAAGTTAGAACCAGGTAAAGAATATTTTAAACTTGATGGTAAATACGTTGAAATTACACCATCAAATAGAAAATGGTTAGTTGAAAAAGCAGGCAAACAAAAATTATTTAATCCATTTGGCCAATTACCTTATGTTGATACAGCTAAATCATCAGGTGCAATATATGATAAACTTAAAGAAGCTATTCATAATGGTTATACTACCGCACCAATTAAAAATACACCTCCAGGTATTGAGGCAATAGGTGATGTAAAAGATTCAGGATTAACAAATCTTAGAAGACAATCAATTAAAGTATATACTAATATACCTGAGTCAAGAGGTGCTGCTAACTTTAATGAGATTAAAAGAAACATTAATGAAATTGGTTTTGATAATATTGATATTGCATATGAAGGCCCTACAAAGTCTTCAAAAACATTTAATAAAAATACAGGTAGAGCATTTATTCAAGCAATATTTGATGAAGCATCTAAACCTAAAAGTATATTAAATGGATTTAAAATATCTGCACAAGCAATAGCACAGAACAATGCAAATAAAGGTGCAATTATTATTTATCCAAATGCTGAATTCTTAAAGAAATATACTTATACAATTGACAGTGAAGGTAAAAAGAAAGGTGTAGGTTTAATAAGTGAAGATGAAGCAAACTATGTATTAAACAATGGTGTATCATTAGTAACTGATAAAAAGAATTGGAATAACAGTTTATTTGAATCTACATATGTGACTCCACTTGAGGCAAGTGTTAACTACAGTAAAGAAGTAAAAATTCAAGACCCTAATGATATGTCAGGTATGAACTTTATTACACTTAGTAAAGATGATATAATGGGTGGTTATAAATATGATTTTGGTTATAAAGTATGGGATCCAATAAATAAAGTATACTCTGCTGCTGTAGTGCCAGGTAGAGGTGTTACAAGTGGTGCTGAATTAGAACAAAGAAGACAACAAGCTTTTTCTTATTGGCAACAAACTTTAGAAATTAATAATGAAAACTTTCAAAGCAATCAGTAATGGAAAATAATAGCTCACTAGATCCACTAGGACCAGAATTTGGTAAAGTAAATGCACCAGCAATTAACTCTAAAAGTATGTCTGCATTTGAAGGAGATTTATTAAGAGATAATAAAATTAATTTCCGTCCAGTCACACCACCATTAAGTTCAACACATCCTAATTATGAAATACAGGATAGTATTACAGGGCATGCACCAAGTATACCAAGTAGTAAAAATCCAAGAAAAAATGTTTCTGTTAAAGAAATTAAAGATGCAATTGGTAAAAGCTTTGTCATGCAAGCAGATGCAACACATGATAAAAGTCAATATGCTAGAGTAAATGCTTATAATGCTGGACCATCCGGTAACTCTTTTTATAAAAGATATGCAGCATATGGTCAAAAGAAATTTGATGAAGTTGGTTTTTCTCCATTAAGAAATAATGAGGCAATGTTTAATGCCAATACAACTATAGGGGATGACTTTACAAGAATGATGAAAAACTCATTTGTACCATTATTTACTAGAGGTTTTGTATCTGGCCCAAAGAGTTTAATTAAAATGATGCAAGGTGACTTCAGTCCAGATACTGAAGATGCAAGAGCATATGAGAATGCAGCAGCTATTGGACAATCATCTAGAAAAGGTTTTGGTGCATTCTTTAATAATACTGCAATGAGTTTTTCTTATACAGCAGGTATTATAAGTGAAGCTATTCTTGAAGAAGCTGCAGGTGCACTTCTTTCACCATTAACAGGAGGTGGTTCATTCTTTGCTGCAACTGCTAATAATGCAAGAAAAATAGGTAAACTTGGTAGTGCTACTGATTTAGCAATGGATGGATATAAAGCTGTTAATACTACACTTAAAGAAGCTAATAGTATTGATGGTGCTAGAAGAATGTGGCAAGCAGCTGAAAATATTGGTAAAAATAAAGCTTTTAAATTTTTAAATCCACTTGAGAATACATTTGATGCTGCAGTTGGAATTGGTAAAAATGCTGATAACTTAACAGGATTAGCAAGACTTGCACAAGGTACAAGTAAAACAGCTGGTGGATTATTTAGAGATATTAGAAACATAAATATGGCTTTAGCTGAAGCACGCCTTGAAGGAGGTATGACTCAGAATAAAATATATGATTCAGCATATGATGCATTCTATAAAAAAAATAATAGAGCCCCTACAAATGAAGAGCAATATGAAATAACTAAGCTTGCAAAAGAAGCCGGTATGAATACATTAATGTGGAATACCGCAATCATCATGGCTAGTAACAAAGTTGTTTTGCCTAATTTATTAAAATCAGGTGTATCTAAAAGTGCAATGAAATCTAAGATTGATGATGTACTTGCTATGAAAGGTGGTAAAATTACTTTTCAAAAAGGTGTAGCTGAAGAAGGTAAAAAAGTTGCTAAAGGTACATTTGAATTTGTTGAAGACTCATTTAAAAATTCATTAAAAGGATTTAAAGCTGCTCCAATAAAAACAACTGCTAAGATAGCTGGAAGATACTTGAAAGCTAACTTAATGGAAGGTGTTCAAGAAAACTTACAGGAAACAATATCATATGCAAATGAAAACTATTATTTAAATGCATATAAGAATAAAGAACTAGGAGCCCATTTATATAATAGAGCACAAAGTTCTTTAAGGTATGAAGGATTCACAAACCAGTTTAGTGCACAAGGTTTTGAAACTTTTGCTTCTGGTGCTTTAATGGGGTTATTCTCCGGAGGTTTAGGAGCAGTAAAATCAGGTATAGACTTTGCCTACAATAAAACATTAAATAAAGAACAGTATAATAAATATAAAGAGTTAAGAAAAACTCATGGAGAATCTGTAGCAAAAAGACTAACAGACTTGTATGCAGATCCTAAAGAGTTCTTTAACTCAAGAATATTTAATTATGGTGTACAAAATAATGCAGTAGCAGATAGTGAAGATGCTGATACTAAACTAGCAAAGGATATTAAAAGAGAAGCATTTGCATCTCAAGTATATACTGCACTAGATACAAATACTATTAACTACTTTAAAGACCACATTGCATCATTTAAAACTACAACTCCAGAAGAGTTTGAAGAAGCATTTGGATTTGAACAGGGTACAGGAGCTAAAGAACAGATGAGAATTGATTCTATATTAGATAATATAGAGACAATGCAAAAATCATATGACTATGCTAAAAACAGATTCCCTAATCCAGTTGATTCAAGTCAGTATGAACAAGGTACTCCAGAATATGAGAGTGCTGCTTTATTTGAAAGAGCATGGGATAATGGTGTTAAAAACTATGTATTTAATAATGATGCATTCATAGATACAACAAAAAGAATGTCATCTATTATTGGCAGCTTTATTGAAAATCCATCAATGCAAAACATGTCTCAAACAGATGTGAACTTAATATTTAAACCTAACAATATTGCTAAGGAAAAAATATTACTTAAAAATGAAATTGCTGGTTTAAAAGAGTCTAATGACCCTACATTAAAGGACCAGATTAGAATTAAAGAAAACAAGTTAAATGCATTAGAAAAATTCTCTGATGCATACTTTAAACGTGATGCATATAAAAATAGAACTAATGCTAATGCTATATTAGAAGCTTATAAAAAAGAACAAGATATCAGTGAGTTATCTGAAGCTGAGAAAGAAGAAATATTAAACATTGCATTTGGTGAAAAAAATGCAGAGAATGATTATAAGAACAGAGCTGAATTAGAACTTGCATATAAAGATTTTTTAAAAGCCTCTAATGACATTGATGGTGCTTATATATTTGATACTGATGCAGATAAAGGGTTTGAAGAATTACTTGATTACTATAATCTAGATGCAGAGTCTAAACAATTAGTTACATATATTAATTTATTACATAGTCCTCAAGGATTCATGGAACAGGTTGAGAAATCTCAAACTTGGATGAGTGATATGTATAATAACAGACATCAGTACTATACTGATATGGTTAATAAATACATGTCAGGTGTAGAGAATAATGAAGCATTAAATGCATTAGCAGATATGAATGTATTCATAGATTTAGATGCATTCCAAGCATACATGAGAT